TAGAAAAGGTTGACTAAGAAAAATATATATGATATATTAATAAAATATTTTAGAAAAGGTTGACTAAGAAAAATATATAATATATTAATAAAATATTTTAGAAAAGGTTGACTAAGAAAAATATATAATATATTAATAAAATATTTTAGAAAAGGTTGACTAAGAAAAATATATATGATATATTAATTAAAGTTTGCTTTATATTATAAAAAATAGCTGTTATTAATTTAAAAATTAATAGCAGTTATTATTTTTTAAGAAAAATATTGACATGAAAAAAACTTAGTGATATAACGTAAGCAGGAAAAAATAATAATAATATACGAGAGCAAAAGATATGATGTGGTTATTTGTTGATAGAGAGAAAGAGAATTTCAAAAAATGGCTAAAAGTAGAGTGTCCAGAGTGCGTTAATTGTAGCTTTTTAGAAGTAAAAGATTACAGTAAAATGACGTGCAGATGTTTTTATAGATTTAAGAATAAGTGTGTTTTGAAAAAATAAATGGTATTAAATGGGGGTTATTATAAAGTGTTCCTCACTCGGCTCGAAAGAGTAACGCAAGAAGGTCAATAACCCCTAAAGTGTAAGTTTAATGGTAAAACAAAACCAGTAATCTACGTTCGATTCGTAGAACATACGCCAAGGCTAGTTCATAGGTCTAGCAGATACCGTAAAATCTTGGAGTGTCTTTTCGGTTGGACTATAAAGAACCGACCATATTCTCAGATAGTCTAATGGTAGGACACAAGGCTTTGAACCTTGATGTGTTAGTTCGAGTCTAGCTCTGAGAACCATTTATATAATTGTATGTAGTGATATAAAAAAATAATCTGAGTAGAGGCTTAATGTATTTAATTACGGTTAATATCTTAACCTCCAACCTTCTAGCGTTTTGACTAGATAGGATAAGAACTTAAAGGACAAGTGGAGCAGTACCACTAATATCATTACATAGAGTTATATAGTTTTTCAGATAGCTTAACTGGGAGAGCATGGATTTTTAAATCCTATTGTTGTTAGTTTGAGTCTAACTCTGAAAAAAATATAACTTGTTTATAGAACATAAGCAAAATAATCATTAAGTATTGACATTACCTGTTGCATTACCCTTATGGGTAAAAAAGTTACCCTTATGGGTAAAAAAGTTACCCTTATGGGTAAAAAAGTTACCCTTATGGGTAAGAAAAGTTATCCTTGTGAGGTAGATAAATCCTTTCTGTAATTTTAAAATTTATGTTTTTTTAAATTTTTTTAGGTGTGATTAGCCTAGCTTATGTTTTATATAAAAAATAGTATAGGAGAGTTAGATAATGAAGATAAAAAAAGTAAACGTAGAATATTATACTATGAGGCATGACTTCAATAGTAAAAAAATAGTAAGAGAAAATATAATAGGCAGTAGTTTAATAGAAGATATAGCAAAAGAAGTAAAAAAAGGAAAAATAACTAATTTAAAAGAATTAGAAGAATATTTGAAACGAAAATTCATGTATCATTATTGGTGTAAATCAGAGTTTGAAATAGGTGTAGGTGGATTATTTTCAAAATACCCAGAAGAATTTGAAAAGATAGATGGCTGGTTTCAGATAGAGAAGAATTTACCGATGATAACAAAGAGTATTAATACCGAGATGGAGCTTCGGTTTAAATTGACATAAAGGGGCTAAAGTGATATACTATAGTAGTAATCATATTAGATTCCTAAAATGGGCGAGTTTAACTCGTCTATTTTAAAAATTAATGATTAAGTTGTTTTTTTACTTGCCATAGAATGGTTAGAGCTAGTACTAGTATTAGCTCTATTTTTATTTTCTGTGGAAAATAGTCATGTGATTTTAAAAAAGTTGTCATGTGTTTTAAAAAAGTTGTCATGTGTTTTAAAAAAAGTTGTCATGTGTTTTAAAAAAGTTGTCATGTGTTTTAAAAAAGTTGTCATGTGTTTTAAAAAAAGTTGTCATGTGTTTTAAAAAAGTTGTCATGTGTTTTAAAAAAGTTGTCATGTGTTTTAAAAAAGTTGTCATGTGTTTTAAAAAAGTTGTCAAAATGACAATAAAATATTTATAAAATATTGACAAAAAGACAAATTTATGATATATATTATATGAGGAAAAAAAGTTTTTTAAGAGCAGTTATTTTTAAATGACGGCTCTTTTATTATTTTTATTGAGGAATGTAAATGGTATCATTAGGTAGAAAAAGAATAATAATTGAAAAAGAAATAACTAGAGATAATTTAATAGACGTTCTTATAAAAGCAATGAGTATACACAATGATAACGTACAAGATTGTAAATTCTTAATAGACTATTGCAAAGGAAAACAACCGATATTAGATAGATTATCAGCAGACGCAGGATATAACAGTTCTATTAATAATAAAACAGTTATAAATTATGCATGGAGTAGCGTAAGAGATATTGTAGGCTATACTTTTGGAACAAATATACAATATAATCCAACAACAGGTGATTATAGAAAAGATATAGACGAAATAGCAAGAATATTAAATTATGAAGGCAACAGTTTAGCAGACCATGAAAGTTCAACGTTTGCAAGTATATGTGGTGTTGGATATTTATGTATGCTACCTAGTGATGAGCTATTAAGCGATTATATGCCAGATATACCACTAATAGACGCTTCATTAGACCCATTAAAAACATTTTGTATACAAAGTGCTAGAGTAGGCAATCCTACTTTAATGAGTGTAACATACTACGATGATGAAGAATATACTTATTTTAGTTGTTATACAGACACGGATATATATTACATAAAATGCAAAGGTGTAGGAACATTATTAAAAGGACAAGAAATGCAAATAGCATGGCAAAGAAACCCAATAGGGTTAAATCCTATAACCATGGTTCAAAACAATGCATTCTTAATGGGAGATTTTGAAGTAGCAATTGGTGTATTAGACGCAATAAACCAATTAGCAAGTGACACTTTAAATGACGTAGAAAATGTAATTAAGAGCTTATTAGTAGTAATAAATGCTGAACTTACAGATGATACAGTAAGTCAAGTAAAGAAAAATAGAATTCTTGAATTAGTTGGTGGTGAAAATAATAATAAAATCCCAGACGCTAAGTTCATTTATCAGCAACTAGACGCAGCAGGAATGGAAAATATAAGAGAATATTTAGAAGAAGCATATAAGCAGATTATAGGTATTCCAGACAGAAAAACCCGTGGCGGTGGCGGTGGTGACACTGGTGACGCAGTAAAGCTTCGTGATGGTTGGGCTGATATAGAAATAGTAGCAAGAATTAAAGAACAATATTTCAAAGTTGCAAAAATGAAGCAATTAGCAGTAGCAGTAAGAATATTGCAAAAGCTTAATATAATAAATAATGATTTTAGATTAAAATATATTGAAATAAAAGTTCCTAGAAATAAAGTAGATAACTTACAAACTAAAGCTCAAGCATATAGTACTTTAATTGGAACAAAGACATTGCTTCCAGCAGACGCGTTAACTATAGTAGATGTAACAACAGACGCAGACACAAAATGTGAAAAAGGAAGAATATACTGGGAAGAGCAAGCTGAAAAAGAAGCAGAGTTAAATAAGCGTTATAGTAATACAGAAAATACAGATACAGACGTAAAAACAGGACAAGAGCAGAAAAATCAATATAATACAGATATTACTGAAACGAAAGCTAGGAAAGATTCAATTAAGGAAGAAATTAAAAACTCTAAGCGAGAGCGTATTTATTAAGAACTCTAAGCGAGAGCGTATATACTAAAATAGGTTTTAAGGTTATTTATGGTAAGGGCATAATTAATGCCCTACCTAAAATAATATAATATAAATAAAATGCCGTCACCTAATCGGCTATAAATTAGGATAAAATAAAGCTCAGAGAAGAGCAATAATCACTATTGAAGGAGAATAAAAATGGAAGAAGAAATTAAAGAATTACTAGGGGAAAATTACAAAGATGGAATGACTAAAGACGAAATTAATGAGGCATTTAGAAAGCACTTCGTTTCAACTGGAATGTATGAAAATAAAGACAAAGTTGACGCTGAAAGAAAAGCAAATAGCAATAAAATTGCAGACTTAGAAAAACAATTAAAAGCAAAAATGAGTGATGATGAAATTAGTCAAAAAGAGTTTAACGATATGAAAAAAATGTTAGCTCAATATCAAGAAAATGAAAGAACTAATAAAATTAATACAAGTAAAATTATTGCTGAAAACAAATTGTCTGAAATTAAAACACTATTAGAAGTAAAAGATACAGATAAAGAATTTGTAGAATTTATTTCAAATATAAGTTCAGAAGATAATGAGCAAACAACAAAAACAAGTACTTATATAATGAACTTAATTAAAAAGGCTTATGAAAAAGGAAAAGCAGAAAGTGTAAAAAATGACTTAGGAGATTTAGGCAAAAACTTTGTAATGAATAACGATGGAAAAACTACTGATACTCTTGAAAGTTTTGTAAAGAACTTAGCAAAAGGAAGTATAGCTCCAACAAATAAACTTAGTAACTTTAATTAATAAAATTTAGGAGGAATAAAAAATGGCAGCAGTAAATAGCGTAAAAACTGTAGATTATAGTAAAAATGATAAACAAATATTAGTTGCTCCAGAATTAGCCTTTACAATTGGTTGTTTAGTAACTAACACAGGTTTATCTGCCGATGAAAACGGAAAGAAAATATTAAAAGCTGGAACTCCAGTTGGTGGTGGAGATGTTTTGACAAATAGACAAACTGTTTTAGAACAAAACACATCAGCTCCAGTAGGTGTAGTACTTCATGATGTAGACGTAACAGAAGGACAAGAAAATGCTACATTAGTAGTAAAAGGAATTGTTGACATAGAAAAATTGGATAGCGATGTTATTACATTAGTAAATGCAGCAAAAGAAAACTTATCTGAAATAACATTTATGTCAGGAAGTAAAAATTAGGAGGTAGTAGAAGATGAACTTTTTTGATTATATAACAGCAAAAGCACAATCAATTTATTGGAACGAAATAGCTGCAACTCAATCTGAGCCACCATATTTAGGTGAGGAATTATTCCCAAACAAAAAACAAGATGGTTTAAGATTAGATTGGATAAAAGGTGCAAACCAAAGAGCAGTAGAATTACATTTATCTGCATTTGATTCAAAAGTATTAAAGAGAAACAGAATTGGATTTGCAGAAATGAGTGCAAAAATGCCATTCTTCAAAGATTCTTTTGATATTGACGAAGAATTAAGACAAAAATTATTGCAATTCTCTCAATCACAAGTTGCATATGCACAAGAAATTATCAGAAGAATATTTGATGATAATATGACATTAATTAAATCAGCAAGTGTAACAAGAGAAGCAATGAGAATGCAATTATTGACAACTGGTACAATCGCAATTGCTAATAACGGACAAGAATATTTATATGATTACAACTTAGATGATGACCAAAAACAAACTGTAAAAACAGCATGGACTAATCCAGAGGCTGACGTACTTGGAGATATAATTAATTATCAAGATATGATGGTTAATAAAACAGGTGTAAAACCAACTAGACTTGTTATGAGAACATCAGTATTTAGAGCATTAATGAAAAACGAGTATATTAAAAATTACTTATATGTATTATCTAATGGTAGAGTAAATGCTACTGAAACAGCAGTAAAAGACTTCTTTAGAGAACAAGCTGGAATTACTTCAATCGCATTATACGATAAAGTATACACAGACACAGAAGGAAAACAAAAGAACTTCTTACCAGATGATGTTGTAATTATGTTACCAGAAGGAACATTAGGCTCAACAGTTTTCGGTACTACTCCAGAAGAGGCTGATTTACTTGGAACAAAACAAGCTGATGTTTCAATCGTTGACACAGGTGTTGCTATTACAGTTACAAGAGAAACAGACCCAGTAAGAGTAGTTACAAAAGTAAGTGAAATTTGCTTACCTAGTGGCGAAAACATGGATAAAATTGTAATTGTAGACATCAAAGGAGAATAGGAGGTAGAATATGATAGTTATAACTAACGGAAAGCATACAGTTAAAGTAAGTAGAAATACTTACGAAAATATGTATAAAGACTTAGGATATACTGAACAAAAATCTCCTGTTGTTGAAAAAAATGTAAAAAATAGTTCAGAAACTAAAGTTAGTTCAGAAACTAAAGCTAGTTCAGAAGCTAAAAAATAGTTTCGATACTAAAATAGTATTGAAACTATAGCAAAAAACTATAGAAGGAGATACTAAAATGTTATATGTAATTAATAACAAATTTTATATTTTGGCAGCAGGGTATTACAGAGAGGTTATAGTCAAAGTAAACCCAGCCGACAAAAATGATTATGTTTTAGAAGTTGTAAGAGATTCAAAGAAAATTGAAGCTAACGATAGTGTAGTTAGACAACAAATTTCTGTAGAAGAAGCTTACAAGAAAAATAAAATAAAATCAGAAAATTAATTAAAATAGAGGTGTAGAATGAATAAATCAGAGATTAGCGAAGAATATTTGAAAATAGTTAATGAAATGAAAAATAGCCTTTTAAGAAAATTAAATAGTAGAGGTGTTTCATACATTGATGATGTTGATTTAGAAGATGAGATATTTGACGCTATTGACGCAGTAAATGAAAGACGAAGGTTCGATTCTACACCTCTTTGTTTATTTGAATTAAAATATCAAAGTTTAATTGTAAAATTAGCATTGTCAAGTGTTTTGAAATATGGAGCAGAGGGCGAAACTTCTCATAGTGAGAATGGCATTAATAGAAGCTATGATAATTCTGGAGAATATCCAGAAAGTTTAATGTCACGCATAGTTCCTCTAGCCAAAGCTAGATAATAGTTAGGGGGATTAAAAACATGGTTACTTTAATGCGAAATAAGAGACCTATTTATATTTGTAGTAAATATGTAGACGAAGAAAATTATATTACAAAATACAAAAAGCCAGATAAGAGTATTCTTATCAATTGGCAAGTTATAAGTAGTGATGATGAAGTTTTAAGCCTAGGTATAGAGTATAGCAAATATGTAAGAATAAAAGGGTCTGCAAATGATTTTAAAGATATTCATAATAAAGATAAGTGTTATGTATATGTAGTTCCGAGCTTAAATAATTTTGATGAAATGTGTAATGACGCAGATTTTGAAGTAACTGGTGAGCCAGTAATTACTTTGAATGAGGGCGAAGTTATGTTAAAAAGATTAAGTGGAAGTGATTAAGTATGGAGTACAACATAAAAATTGATTTATGTAGCAATGACTTAGCAGATTTTATTAAAAAATTAAGAGAAGTTAAGAATAATGCTGAAACAACTAGAAAAAATATTGTTAGCGATATGGTAGATTTAGGAAAAAACACTATTGTTCAAAGTATTGCTAGTGATAATTTTAAAGAATTTGAAACTCCAACGCATGTTATTTCTAGTAAATACAGATATGTAGGAATTAATGGACAGCAGAGTATTTACGATGAGTTTGGAACAGGTACTTATGGAGAAAGAATGCCACATGCATTAAAAACAGAAATGCAAGAATTATATGGTTTAAATGATTATAATTTGGGTGTTACTATAAGAGTTAATAATAATAACAAAAAAGCACTTGAAGAAGGCATACCTAATGGCGAAAAATATTGGACTTATCAATATTATGGAACATGGCATTATACAAGAGGTAGACCAGCAGGAATGCACGTTTATAAAGCTTCAAAAGAAATGCAATCAAAATTTAAAAGTATAGCAGAAAAAAGAGTAGGTGAGTGGTTATCAAAACTTTAGTAGAAAATATAAAACAAGATTTATATAATGAATTTAATAAAGAAGAAAATATCAATTTAGTTAGTGCCTTTAAAGGCATATTGGTTAAAGAGATATATCAAGAAAACCCACAAATAAGCTACCCAGAAATAACAATACAAGAATTTGAAAATTCTGAAAATGAAAATTATTCTAGCAATCTTGGAGAAGAATTTTCAAGTTTAGGCTATCAAATAAATTGCTTAGCAAAAAACACTAAAGAAATGCAAGCTAATGAAGTTGTAAGACTTATGGGGGAGATTGTTAATAAAGTTTTAGGTGAAAATTATAAAATGAAACGAGAAGGCATATCTCCAATTATACCATTGCCGTCAGACAATACTATATTGCAATATTCTTTAAGGTACACATGTGTACTAGATATTTTAAGAGATAATAGAATTTATAAAAATTAGGAGGAATAAAATGGAAATTATAAATTTAAGTACAGCAGGAATTCATTTAGGATATGCTATTGAAGAAACAGCTGGTACAAGACCGACATCAGGATATACTGATTTACCCGGTGTTAAAAGTACACCATCATTAAATCCATCTCCAGATACTTTAGACGCAACTACATTGAATGATTCAGAATGGAAAGTATATATTCAAGGATTAAAAGATTTAGGTGGAAATTTAGAGTTCACATTCAATTTAACACAAGCATTATTGGATACTTGGGATTCATTAATGACGGCTTATGAAGCAGGAATTACAACAGGAAAAAATTGTTGGTTTATGATTAATATACCACGGACTAACAGAAGCATTTTACTTTAAAGGAGAGCCAGCAAATGCAGGTTTACCAGCAACAGAAGTAAATAATGTTTTAGAAACAACTGTATATATAACTCCAACTGGCGCTCCAGTTAGAGCAGCAAAACCAACTGATAAATAATAAAAATGGAGGAATAGAATATGATTAAAATTTCAAAAGACGGAAAAGAATATATTTTAGAATATGATAAAGAAGCTATTGTGATAATGGAGAAAAAAGGATTTAATTTACAAAATGTTGATGGTCAAACCATGAACATGTACCCTTTGATTTTCCAAGGTGCTTTTTATAAAAACCATAAATATATGAAGAGTGCTGAAATAGATGAGATATTCAATAATATTTCTAATAGACGTGAATTAATGAGCAAATTAATGGAAATGATAGCAGACCAATATCAAGAATTAATTGGTGATAATGGTGATAAGGGAAACTTAGGCTGGGAGAGTATTTAAGTTCTGAAACACTCTCCCAACTAACGGAAACCTTTAAGCAACAATTTCCGTATTATCTTGCAATAGGTATGAGTTATGATGAATATTGGCATGGGGAAGCTTGGTTAACAAAATCTTATCGTGAGGCATACAAGTTAAAAAGAGAAATAAAAGATTATGAATTATGGAGGCAAGGCATGTATATCTACGAAGCACTTTTAGACGTTTCGCCAGTATTACATGCTTTTGCTAAAAATGGAACAAAGCCGAATTCTTATTCTAATAAGCCTTATGGTGTACAAGATGAGCAAGAAAGTGAACTTGAAAAACTTGAAAAGGCTGAAAATGAAAGATTAAAAGCTAAGTTACATTTTATATATTTAACGAAATTATTGCAAAGAAAATTTGAAAAGAAAGATGGAACTGAAAATGGCTGATAATGTAACTTTAGATACAGTAAAAGTCGAATTTGAGGGTGATGTAAAAGATTTCACTTCAAGTTCAGATGACTTAATTAAAAAACTTCAAGATTTAAAAAATGAATTAAAAGATGTTACTAGCGATTTTTCAAATTTTGGAAAAGAAGTAAAAAATGCAGCAAATACAGAAACAAAAAATTCAAAAAGTAGTACAAGTTCAGTTGCTACTAGACTTGCAAAAATAGGTGTAGGATTAGGACTTGTAGCAAAAAGTGCTAAAACTTTGGGAAAAAATATTAGAAGTTTAACAGAAGAAGCAGCTTCTGCAACTTCACAGCAAATACGCTTTAATTCTACATTTAATGAAACAACAGAAACTTTGCAGGAAGCTCAAGCTTGGGCTACAAGTTTTTCAGATAGTTTATATTTAGATAAAAGCGAAGTCGAAGGTGCAGCTTCTGCATTTAAAGTTTTAACTGTTAATTTAGGGATGACTAACGAACAAGCTACAAAAGCTAGTGAGAATTTAACTATGCTTGCTTATGATATGGCTGCGGTATGGACTGACGGAGATATTACATCAATAGTTACAGCATTAAGAAGTGGTTTGGCAGGACAAGCAAAAGCTTTAAAAACTTATGGTATAGCATTAGACCAAACTACTTTACAACAAACATTATATGCTAATGGTATAGATAGAACTGTTGCCTCTTTAAATTCAGCCGAAAAAGAAGAACTATTATATTATCAAATTATGAAAAGTTCTATGAATATGCAAGGTGCTTATGCAAAAGCAATGGAAACTCCAGCAATAGCATTACAGACAATAAAAACTCAATTTACATTGCTAAAAAGAGAAATAGGAAATGTTTTCTTACCAATTTTAATAAAAGCTATGCCTTATATAGCAGCATTTATTAAATTACTTAGAGAACTTGCTAAAGCGATAGCAAATGTATTTGGATTAGAGATTGATTTTGATAATGTTGATTATGGTAATATAACAGGTGATATATCTTCTGGTTTAGATGATATTACTACTTCTGCCGATGACGCAAGTACAGCAGTAAAAAGATTGACAAGAGATTTTGATAATTTACATATAGTTAATTTTGATACTGATACAAGTGCTACAACTGGAACATCAGGATTAGGAACGTCAGGATTAGGACTTTATGAATTAGTAGATTATAATAGCATGTTAGATGACGCTGACGGAAAAATTAATACTATTTATAATACAATTAAAGAAAAATTGCAACCAGTAATTGATAGAATAAAAGAAGCATTAAGTTGGATAAAAGACCATTTAGATTTAGTTAAAGCTATATTAGTTGGACTTGCGATTGGTAAATTATTAGCTGATTTATTAGTAGCAAAAGAAGGTTTATCAAACTTAAAAACTTTAGGCGTAGAATTAGGAGCAGTACTTACAGCAGTTGGTATTAAATTATCTTTAGACGCAATAGATGAAATAAAAACTAATGGAATAACTTGGGAAAGTTTTGGCAAACAATTAGCAGGTGCATTGACACTTGGATTAGGAGCAGGGATTGCAACTTTTTCAGTTACAGGAAAAGGTGGTTTAAGTTTAAAAATAGCTGCTATAGCAATGAGCTTAACTCTAGCAATAAGTGGATTTAACACATTAAAACAAGGTATAAGTGCAAATGATTTCAAAACAGAAATAACAGGAATGCTTGAAACAGCAGTAGGTACTTTTGGAACTGTATTTGCATTGACTAAAAATTGGAAAATCTCTTTAGTTGCAGCAGTAGGTATAACTCTAGCGTTTATTGGGTTTGAAACATTTAAACAGGGTGTAAAAACAAATGATTTTAAAACTGAAATGACTGGATTGCTTGAAACTGCGGTAGGTACTTTTGGAACAGTGTTTATGTTGACAAAAAGTTGGAAAATTGCTATAGCCGTAACACTAGCAATAACAGTGTTAGAAGTAATATGGGAAAATGCTGAAAAAATTGCTACTAGTGTAAATAATGGACTTGAAAGCATTAAAAACTTTTTTGCAAAATATTCTAAGTATTCAGATATTTATACTTCAAAGACTATGTCATCAACAGAATTAGCAATACAAAGAAATGAAGCATTGACTCAAAGTTTTAAAAATACAACCGATTCAATAGGCGATAATTATAATGTTTTTGAAGCTAATACGCAAGAAACTTTAGAAAATTTTTTAACTAATTCAACTAATACTTTTTCAGAATTAAATAAAAATTTAACAATAAGTACAGATAACACAACTACAGATATGAGTAAAAGCTATAATGTTTTTGTGAATGATACAACAGACGCACTTTCAGATTTTTTTGTTAATTCAAGTAATGTTTTTTCAAACTTAAATACAACTATAACAACAAGTACAGCTGGAATGACAACAGATGTAAATGGTAGTTATACAGTATTAAGTGATGACTTAATTGAAAAAATAGAATATTTAAAAGACGAATTAAAAACTCAATTTGAAACAATAGGAACTAATACTACAACAGATACAGATACTTTAATAGATAAAGTAGTTGATAGTTATGCAGAATTAAATAATAGTTCAGTAGAAGAAGTAAAAGCAATGAAAGCTTCATTGAAAAAATATTTTGGAGAAATGTCAACTGATATAAAAACAGATACAAGTTCTTTAACAAAAAGTGCAACTTCTGATTTTGAAAATTTACAAAATAATTCAAATAATAAAACTAAAGTTTTCATCGAAAATATAAGAAAAGTTGTTGATAATTTAAAAGATAAAATTAAAGAAAGCATGAAAAATGCTAAAGAATCTGTTTCAGATAGTTTAGATGAAATTGATAAAGAAACAAAAAATACAACAATTTCATCACCAACAATAAAAACACCTCATTTATCTTGGAGTACAACTTCTACAAAAGCAGCAACTGGCGTTATAAAAAGTGTTCTTGAAGCTTTAAGTTTACCAACAAGCTTACCTTCATTAAATGTTGATTGGTATGCAGGCGGTGGTTTTCCAGATAAAGGAAGTTTATTTATAGCAAACGAACGTGAGCCAGAGCTTATAGGAAATTTTGGAAATAGAACAGCAGTTGCAAATAATTCACAAATTATAGAAGGTATTAGAGAAGCTTCATATGCAGGAATGAAACAAGCTATATCTGAATCTGATTTTGGTGGAGATACTACAGTATATGTAGGAAATCAAGAGGTTGCAGCAGCAGTAACAAAGCAACAAAAAAGAAATGACAGAAGATTCGGCAGATAGGAGAAAAAATGGCATTTAAAGGATATTATTTAAAGTGTGGCGATTGCACATTTCAATCGCCAGCTATATCCAGAGATGGTTATAGAGCAAAATATAAAATAGTACAAGTTAGTGAAAATAATGTTTTAGCAAGTGGTTTATTATCAATAAAAACCTTAGAACATAAACCTAGTATAGCATATATAGATTTTCCACCAATGTTAGAATCTCAATGGGCAGAATATTGTAAAGCTTTTAGAGGAGAACTAACCGGAGAAGAAGAAATGCATGTAACTTATGAAATGTGGATTCCAGAAATTGACAATTATATAACAGTTACTTGTTATCATACTGACTTAGATACTACTTCAACTATTTATAATCATGGTCAAAGGTTTGTTCAACCACCAACTGTTGAAATACATGAGCTATAGGAGAAAAAGATGTATAAATTAGAAAACGAAGAAGAATTGACAGATGAAATTAAAAAAGCTTTTTGCAAAAATAATACTTATGGCATTCTAAGAAATAATGATTATACTATAGATATTAATAATTATTTAAAAAGCATAGATTATACAGATGAAAAATACGATGAAGAAGATGGAACATTTTTAGGAAAAGCAGCTAGTAGAAGCATTGAAGTTAATTTAATTAATGCAAATAGTTTAAATATAGAGAATCAAGAGTTTGAATTATTAATGGGTGCAAAAACCAATGATGGAAAAATACATTATATAAATTATGGAAAATTTATTATAATAGAGCCACCAGAAATAAAAGATGTTGAGGGTTCAGTAAATTTTATAGCTTATGATTATATGGAAAAATTTAATATAGAATTTGACGCAAGTGGTATACCTTTTCCATGCACATATTTTGAACTTGCTGAATATATATGCGAAAAAAGTGGTGTACAATTAGGTAGTACAGAATTTAGAAATTCAGATAAAACTATATCTGAAAATCCTTTTGTTAATCATGAGAAAAATAGATTGGTATTACAATGTATTGCAAAAATTGCTTTTTCAGTAGCTTATATAGGACAAGATAATAAATTATATATTGGTTTTGACAACAAAACAAGTATAGATGAAGAACTAACAACTAATAATTATTTTGAGTTAGAATCTAACGAAAGTATAAAACCTATAACAGTGTTAACATTAAGAAATTCAACTGTAACAGATGATACAGTAAGTATAAAAACAGATGATGAAGAAATGTTAGAAAAATATGGAGAAAATGAATTATTAATTGAAGAAGATTATTTTACAGTAACAGATTCATTAAGATTAGAATATTTAGATAGTGCTAAAGATTTATTTGGTTTAGTTTACGACCCAATAGAATTAAAACTTGAAGGAAACATCTATTTAAGCTTTAATGATAGAATTAAAAATACAGACTTAAAAAATATTGAAAGAGAAACATATTGCTTAAATACATATTTTACTTATAATGGGGTTTTATTAAATTCTATAAAATCATCTGCTTTAACAGAAAATGAAAGTAAATATAATTATGAAACAGAAGAAGAATTATATAAAAAAATAACTGAAATTCGTATTAATAAAGCTGAACAACAAATTGAAAGTTTAGTTTATAATATGTACGAAGAAGATGGAATTGTAAATGAAAATTTTACAAAAGTAACACAAACAACGACAAATATAATTAATAATGTTCAAAATAGTGGTGGTAGCAATTTAATTAAAAATTCAGTAATGTTTGCTTATGATACTGATGATGTACCTAGCGATTGGACTATCGAAGAAGGTGGAACACTAATAATTGGTTCTAGTGCAGAATCTTTATCAAATGGTTGTTTAAGTGGTCATGTATTTACTCTAGCTGACAAAATAGTAAGTCAAAAAATATCAGTAAAAGCAGATAGTGTTTCTATTCCAGATAATGAAAAAACATATTATAGTTTTAGTACTAAGATTAAAAAGAATACAGTAGGCACTTGCTATGTAAAAATATATAATTCTTTTGAAGAATATATAATTGAGATTGATAATGGTACGTCTGCTTTTTATAAAGAGTACACTATAAAATCAATACTTCCAAAAGATTCATATTATATAATAGAATTTTATGGTGACAGTGATAGTGGGGCAACTTTTACAGACAATATGTTTACAGTTGGAAGTTATGTAAGTCAATGGACTCAAGCCAATGGTGAGATTATGAATACGCAAGTAAATGTAAATGTTGATGGTGTTTTAGTAAAATCTTCTCAATATGAAGATACTTATACAGTAATGTCACCATTAGAATTTGCTGGTTATTCTAACAATGTAAAAGTTTTTACAGTTAATCAAGATACAACAGAAGTTACAAAATTAAAATCAAAAGATGAGATTACAATGTCACCAATAAAAATCGTTCCAGTAACAGAAGGCGAAATTCAAGGTTGGGCGTTTGTTCCAATAAGCGATTAAGGAGGGTAATATATGGCAAGTAGTGGTTCATGTAGTACTAATGAATATAGTAATAGAGGAGTAACGTTTAATTGGTGGACTAATTCACAAAATACTACAGATAATTATACAGAAATTGGCTGGAATTTAAAAGGTAGTGGAAGCAATTCAGGTTATATTGTATCAGGAAATTTTAAAGTTACAATAGATGGCGAAAATGTATACAATTCAAGTACTCGTATAAATTTATATAATGGCACAGAAGTAGCCAGTGGCACTAAAAAAATATATCATAATTCAGATGGTACAAAGAATTTTGGTGTAAGTTTAGAAGCTGGTATTTATACAGTAGATGTAAACTGTACAGGAAGCGGTTCATGGGATTTAGATACTATACCGAGATATTTTTCAAGTACACCCGTGTTAACTTTAGTGAGTAAAACTGAAACGAGTTATACTTTTAAATGGACTACGAGTGAAAATTGTAATTATGTAAGATGGTATTTTGACAATTCATCTTCTTGGCATAATGCTTATAGTGGAAATGCTAAGAGTGGAACTTTTATAGTAAATACTGGAGATTATTTAACAAATGATTCTTCTACAACATACATTTCGATAGGAGCCTATACATCGCATTCAGTATGTGCTGAATGTAGGCGTGATGATAGTGGTTTGTGGTCAAAATCAAATACATCAACTAATACAACATATCAATATCCATATGTAAGTGCAGTAAATACAAGTAATTTAATAATTGGAAATAGCCAAAAATTGACTTTGTATAACCCATTAAGTAGAAGTGTTACTGTTTACATGAAAAAAGATAGTACAAGTGGAACACAGTTATATAGTGGTACTACTTCTAGCACATCTATAACATTTACGCCAGATAGTGGAACTTTATATAAGACTATTCCTAGTGCTACAAGTGCAAATTGTGTTTACTACTTTACTTATTCAAGTAAAACAATTCAAACTAAAAGTGGTACATATTCTATTAAAGGAACAGAAACGCCAACTTTTAGTAATTTTACTTATCAAGATACTAATTCAAATGTAGTAAATGTAACAGGTGATAATCAAATAATAGTAAAAGGTTTATCAACATTACGAGTTTTAATAAGCTCTAGTAATAAAATGACTGCAAATTATAATTCAACAGCTAAAAGTTATACAGCAACTATTGATAATATTAATAAATCAGAAAATTATACTACAAGCGATTTAAATATAGATTTAGGTACTATTTCATCAAGTGGTTCAAAACGTTTAAATGTAAGAGCTTATGATACTCGTAACTTATCAACTTTAGTTTATAAAGATATAACAGTTTACGATTATAATAAGCCTGTAATTAATGCTACTTTGACTAGACTTAATAATTTTGAAAATGAAACTACAATAACTGTTAGTGGTACTTATAGCAAACTAACAATAAATAATTCTGATAAAAATACTTTAATAGATGTTAAATATCGTTATCGTGAATCAGGCGGTACTTGGAGCGATTACATTGAATTTACTGTAACATTAAATGACGGGAAATTCACTTGTGATAATGTTATTTTATCATTAGATAACAGTAAATCTTTTGAATTTGAAATTGTAGCAACTGATAATTTAAGCACTACTACAAACAAAGATACAGTAGATATAGGAAAACCAATTTTTATGATAAGTTCAAATAAAAAAGCTTGTTATATAAATGGTCAAGAACTAATTATGTATGAAACAGTTGATGAATGGTAAGTATAGAGAGGAATTAAAGTATGAGTAAATCAATAATATTACAAAATGATAATTATTGGGATAGCAAGGGAATAGTTCATAATAAAATAAAATTGAGTGATTTATTAAATAGATATGTTGTAAATAGTGGGAATTATATAGAAACGCCGAACGTAGATTATAATATTACTTATAGCAGTGGAACTTATAAACAACAAAAAGTAACAATGAATAGCCTTTGGAGTGGTTATACTTCAATAGATAAAGATAGATATTTTCGTATTAGAGTAAAATACATTCAAGATTCAGCTTCTGATGTGCCTTGGAGAAATATCGTAATTGGTAGAGTTTCAGATAAAGATTCTTGGAGTAAACGTTTATATTTTGATGAAAAATATGTTTCTTCTAGTGGTGAATATTCTATATATGAAAAAGTTGAAAAATACAGTGCAACTGATGGCATGAATGATTTTTTGATATTTATATGGGAAAGTGTTCCATGCGGTTGCAATATAAAATACATCGAGTTTAATGAAGTAATACCTTTAGGTGAACAAGCGAATGATTTTGTAACAAATGTGGTTGATGATTTAGAAAATTATTATAAAAAATCTGAAATTGATAGTATGATAAGTTCTATTCCTAAATTTGCGATTGAAGTAGTAGATGAATTACCAACTAAAAATATAAGTGATACAACGATTTATTTATTAAAAACAAGTGAAGAGAGTCAAAATTTATACGAAGAATATATATATGTAAATGGCTGGGAAAAGTTAGGTGTTCAAAAAGTAACAGAAGCTGATATTCAATCAAATATAGGCTTATCAATAGTAAATGGATTAATGTGTATAACTTATAATGAGGAGGTTTAAAAATGGCAGAAGTAACAAAGCCAATAATGTTAAATGAAACAGGCAAAGAAATTGCAGATGCTTTAAATGAAATAAAAAATAATGTTCAATATTTTAAAGGTGAGAAAGGTGATACTGGTGAGAAAGGTTCAACTGGAAATGGAATAAAAACAATAGAAAAAACTGCTACAAATGGTTTAATTGATACATATACAATAACTTATACAGATGGAACTACATCTACTTTTGAAATAACAAATGGGGAAGATGGAGAAGTTACAGAAGAGCAATTAAATAAAATTATTGCTGAACAAAATCAAGTAATAGAAAGACAAGCCAAAAGGATTTCTGGCTTAGAAAAAGATTTGGAAGAAAATACAGTAGAAGGTGAAAGCATAACAGTAAATGATAGTGCTGAAACTAGTGCTAGTATAGAAGTGAAAGGAAATAGTTATCAAGAAACTGGAGATGTAACAGATGACGAAGAAAATGTAATAGGAACAATGCCTTCTCCAGATTATCCGAGTGAAATATTAAGTTGCGGAGATAATGGAAGTATTAATGAGGTTATAACAACCGGCATATTGCCTAAAGAATATCAACAAGTTGAATATATTGAAAGTACAGGTACACAGTATATTGATACTGGATTAAAACCAAATGCAGAAACTATATTTAATATTACATTCCAACTTACTTCTGTTGCACAACCATCATATGCAGTCCTATTTGGTGCTCAAAATACAAGTTATGGATTTCCTCGGTATTCTAGCGTTTGTGACAAGTACGTTTGATGGTAGATTTTCAGAAGATGCTACAATCTATGGTTCATCAAATAAAATAGATACAGAAAAGCACTCTCTTACAATGACAATTACAGATTATATTTTAGATGGAGTAAAATATACAGAATCAAACGTTCTTACATCTACAATTTTATATAATATATATTTATTTACAAGAAATGTTGTAGGAAAAGCAACGTACTTCTCTAAATATAAACTTTTTTCTATGTCTATCTATAATAATACATTAGTAAGAAAATATATCCCTTGCTATCGTAAATCTGATGGCGAAATAGGTTTGTATGATTTAGTAGAAAGAAAATTTTATACTAATCAAGGCACGGGAATATTTACAAAAGGCGATGATTTCAATATAAAACAATCTTATACAATACCTGTACAACAACCATTTAGAAAAATAGGAGATTATGAAGATACATTTGTAAAAGAAGATGGTAAGTGGTATGAAAAACATTATACAGTTGAATATACAATTAATGGAGATGAAACTTTTAGAAAAAGTTCAACAGATGAAATGTTCATAATTAATAAATCTATGCCAGATGTACAAACAACATCTAAAGCAGTATTAATTTCTAAATCAAACTATGGAAAACCTACAACATATTCTTTAGGTAAAGGTTCAACTAATAACATGTATTCATATAATGCAACAACTATTTGGTTAGATTGCTACAATTCTGATATTAATACGGTTGATTTATTGAAAGAAAAATTAGCAAAAATGCCAATGAAATTACATGCGTTATTAGTAGAACCAATAGACATCGAATGTACTGATGAACAATCAGAAATATTAGAAAAAATTAAAAATGAAGCTAATACATATCAAGGAACAACTCATATTTACAGTACAGACAATATAAGTCCAAATTTTAAAGTAATATACAAAAAGTCAAATTTAATAAAAATAAACGATATAGAAACACGTTTAGCATTATTAGAAAGTGAGGGGTAGATATGACAATACTTGAAAAAAGAAGTGCAATAAGAATCAAAGCTTTAAAAACTTTAGTTGAAAAAGGTGAATATTCAGCAGAGTATGCAATAGTAAAATTAGATGAGTTAAATTCAAAAGGCTTAATTACAGCAACAGATTATGAAGAAACATTTGATTATTTTGCAGATTTAATGGAAAAAGAAACTGCTTCAAATGATGATACTACAGAAACAGTAGAAGAATAGGAGGTGAGAAAAATGGAACTAAGTACAATAATAAGCATAGTAACATTTATAGTAACTTTTATTTTAGGACTTATTTCAAAAAAATCAACTTATGTAAAAAATCATTTGATACCATTGCAGAACTTATGTATTGGAATTATAGCAAGTATAATTTATTATGTTATAACTAAAGACATAAACTTGACTATAGTAGCAGTAGGCATTGGAACAGGTGGCGTTTATGATATAGTACATAACGTTCAAAAACTAATTGAAGGAGATGAGTAATATGGAAGATGAAATTGTAGACGGAAACGAATTATCAGAAGGAGATAACAGAGGGGAGGCTAACGAGTAATGGATATTCAAGAAAAATTATTAGATGTAAACGAATATAGTAGAAGTGGTGAAAAACAAAATAAAATTGAAAATATCGTAGTTCACTATGTTGGAAATCCTAATACATCAGCCATAGCAAATAGAAACTATTTTAACAATCTAAAAAATACCCATGCGACTTATGCGAGTTCACAATATATTATAGGTTTACAAGGTGAAATTATTAGGTGTATTCCAGATGATGAAGTTGCTTTTCATAGTGGTAGTTACTCAATGAATAGAAAATCAATAGGAATTGAAAATTGTCACCCTAATAGTGATGGAAAATTCAACGATAATACATATAATAGTTTAGTTGAGCTATGTGTTGATTTATGTAAAAAATACAGTATATCAGTTAATAATATTATTAGACATTTTGACGTGAGTGGCAAAAATTGCCCAAAATATTATGTAGAAAATCAAAGTGCTTGGGACAAGTTCAAAGCAGATGTTCAAATTAAAATAAATGGTGGAACTGTACCAGCAGAAGAAGAAGGAAGTGATGAGATAATGAGAATTTATAAAAATGGCAGTACAAAGGAAATTTGTTATTCAAATTGGGCTTGCACTAATCAAATAGGATATTTATCTCCATATGAACAAGCTGATTGTTTTGGAGAATTTAATGGCAAAGCAATGATAAGATATAAAATTGATGGAAAAAATGATTATAAAATAGCATTTTGTAAATGGACTGGTGGAATTAAATAGTTGAAAAAAATAATTGATATGTTATAATAAATAGGGGCTAGATAGGAGTAATTACCCTATTGAAAAGTCACCTAGCAGACCTGCCCCTATAAATTTTATGCTAGGAGAAAGCTAGGATATTATATGGGAGTTTTTAAAGACTATTCTAATCAAAAATTTGGAAGATTACAGCCAATTGAAAGATTATATGTAAAAAATCATAGAACTTATTGGAAATGTCAATGTGATTGTGGAAATATAGTAGAAAAGCCTATATCTTCTTTAACTAAAGGAAATTGCAAAAGTTGTGGTTGCTTAAATAGAGAAATTTCTTCAAAAAGATTAGAAGAAATAAGAAAAAAAGGAAATAGTAAAAGTTTTCAAAATTTAGTCGGTCAAAAATATGAAAGACTGACAGTTATAAAAAGAGCAAAAAATAATAAATTTAATCAAGTACAATGGTTATGTCAATGCGATTGTGGTAATATTATTATAGTAAAAGCTTTTAGTCTAAAACAAGGAGAAACTAAAAGTTGTGGGTGTTTAAAAAAAAGAACAAGATTATAAAAATATTATAAAAATAACGCATAATAAATCTAATACTCGATTATATACGATATGGCAACAAATGAAATATAGATGTAATAATCCAAAAGCAAAAAGGCATAAATTTTATTATGATAAAGGTATAACAGTTTGTGATGAATGGGAAAATGATTTTATAAATTTTTATAACTGGGCAATGAAAAATGGTTATAGAGATGATTTAACTATTGATAGAATTAATAACAATGGTAACTATGAACCTAATAATTGTAGATGGGCAACAATTACAGAGCAAAACAATAATCAATCTAATAATATAAAAATAGAATATAAAGGAAATAATTATACGTTAAAACAATTATGCCAAGAATATAATATTAAATTGCCAACTTTATATTCTAGGTTAAAAAATGGTTGGAATATAGAAAAAGCATTAAATACTCCAATAAAATATAAAATATAAAATATCAAGTAAATAATACTAATAATTATAAAATAGGGTTTGCAGTAGATACAAGATGTGTAAAATAAGAAAGGAAAAATTATGGCTGATTTAGAAGATAGAGTAAGCGAACTTGAGAAAAAAGTTAATAAATTAGAATTAGATATTAATACATCTTTATCAGATATAAAAATTGACAAAACCAAAATAAAATGATATAATTAAAGAAAAATGAGGGCAATATGGTTGATTTAGAGGAAAGAGTAAACGAATTAGAGAAAAAAGTAAACAAATTAGAACTTGACATCAACACATCTTTATCAGATATAAAAATTGACTTAACTGAAATAAAAGCAGTATTAAAAAATAGCGATAATGCTGGAGAACTAAAAAATGAAGTTATAAAAAAAGATGTGGATAGTAACACTAATAGAATAGCAAAACTTGAAAACAATCAATCTAAGCTTTTATGGATTGTTATAGGAGAGATTGTCGCTATAATAAGTAATTTTATTTTTAAATAGGAGGGGGTATTATTATGGAGGAAAAAAGCTTAGCAATGGAAATGCTACAAGAAATGAAAGAACAAAATAAAAGAATTCAAAAAAATGAAAGACATTGGTTTATATTATCAGTAATATTTTTAGTAGCATTAGTTGTTAGTAATATGTCATGGTTAATATATGAAAGCCAATATGACATAGAATTTGAAGGACAAACACAAACAGTAGATAGCACTGATTTAGATACATCATCAATTATTCAATATTAGGAGATAATAAATGACTAAAGTAGTACAAACAAAAATAAAATTTTCAAAAAAAAGAGTTTCTAATAAAAAAGGAAAAACTAAGAATGGAAAGAAAAGAGCTTAATTATGATGAATTTAAAAATTTAGATTTTAATAAATCAGAATATGAATATTTTTTAGAAAATTGTAATTTTACAGATAGACAACTCGAAATTTTCAATTTAAGGAGAAAAGGCTTAACTTATATACAAATGAGTTTTGAACTACATTTAAGTGAATCCACCTTAAAAAGAGAAGTAAAACGAATTAAAAATAAAATATTAAAAATTATTTAACCTTTCTTTAAATTCAAAAAGAACTATACATTAGTATAGTTCTTTTTTTGTGCAAAAATACTTTTTTGACACTTTATTGAGGTTTTATTAATATTTTATATCAAAATAAATAAGCTAAAATAAAATCAGAAGGAGGAGATAATAATAACTTAATTTTTAAAAGACTTTAGGTTAATATTATCTCCGTATTTCATTTTAGGAGGAAATTATGAATTATCCAATGTATGGAAATAACCAGTATTATATGCAAGACTTACAAAATATGAGAGATAGAATAGACCAACAAATGAGGCAAATTCAACAGCCAATGCAAATGCAACAAACACCAGCAATAAATCAAACTTTTCAATTAGCTCCTAATCAGCAAAGTAATGCTAATGATATTGAAGGAAAAATTGTAAAGGATATTGAAGAAGTTAAAAACACTTTGGTATTAAAAACTGGTGTATTTGTTAATAGTGATTATTCTACTTTGTGGATAAAAGATACTGGAGGTAATATTAGAACATTTAATACATCTGAAATTGTTGAGTTAAGTGAAAGCGAAAAAGAAGTTATAGAGCTTAAAAAGCAAAAAGAACAAGATAATCAAACAATTTTATATCTAAAGCAAGAATTAGAAAATATAAAAAAATCCTTAGATAATACAGATATAAAAAATAAAACAAAAGGAGTTGATAAAGTATGAATCCAGTATTAAATATGATGATGAATAGGCTAAGAAGTTTAAATCCTCAAGGTTATCAAACAGTGAATAATTTAATGCAAAGTGGTGGAAATCCTAAACAATTATTACAACAATTAGTAGGAAATGCTGATAGTAATCAAATACAACAAGTTTTACAACAAGGCAAAAACATGCGGTGTTCCACCAGAAATACTAACACAAATCCAAAATATGAAGAAATAATTTTTAATAATTTATTAGTTAATAAGATTTTGCAAAATTTATTATAAAAATTTTTTAAAAAGGAGGAAAAAAACTATGGCAGAAGGAATGAGTGTCGCCGATTATGCAGCAGTAACTAGAAATAACGATGGTTTCGGAGCAGATGGTGGTTGGTTTTTTTGGATTATCATAATCTTATTCTTTTGTTGGGGTGGAAATGGTTTTGGAAACAACAACCAAAATACAGTAATAGGTGATGAATTTATTACTCGTGATATATTCTCAACAAACCAAAACGTATCAGCTACAGGTGCAGGAATAAATGCTAATATTTGTGATACAAAATACGACTTAGGAACTCAAGTTCTTGAAAACAGATTTACTAACCAATTAGGATTAGCAAATTTAGGAACTCAAGTTCAAGTAGGAAACTGTGATACACAAAAAGAAATTTTACAAAGTAGATATGATATGGCTTTAGGAAATCAAGCTCTTGCTGCTCAATTATCTGAATGTTGTTGCAATATGAGGGCAGAAAACTTGCAAAATACGCAAAAAATCTTAGACAAAATGTGTGAAACAGAAGTTCAAAACTTGCGTGACCAATTAGCAGCAGTTACTAACCAATTAAGTAACACTACACAAAATAATACTATAATTTCAGCCCTTAGACCATATCCACAACCAGCTTATATTACCGCTTCTCCGTTCCAATCAATCTACGGATATAACGGTTGCAATGGTTGTGGTTGCTAATTTAATAATATAAGTTTTTTAGATAAATAATCTATTTTCACTAATATAGTGATTTTACTTAAATTTTAAGAGATAGTTTTTAAGAAAATAGATTTTTAATGAAAACTATCTCTAATTTTATATAAGGAGGAAAAAAGAAATGATAAATTCAATCGGAACAGGTACACAAACTGTACAACCATCTGCAAATATATTATTTGACGGAAATAATGTAAGAACTAATAGCTGCTCAAATGGTTGTTGTGGTTGGCTTTCACACAATGAAAATAGTGGAATTTTTACAATAACAAAAGCAGGTATTTATAAAGCACATTTTAATGCAAACGTTACAAATACAGTAGCAGTAGCTCCAATAACTTTAAATATTACAAATGCAGGTGAAAATATTACTGGTGGAGCAATGACAACAACACCAGCAGCTCTTGGTAGTTTTGAAAATGTTAGTGCCGAAATTCTTGTTAGAGTTCCATGTAATAGCTCAGTAGTAATTACTGTTAAGAATAACACTGCAACAAACCCTATTCAAGTAAACAACCCTTCAATTACCTTAACTAAAGAAGCTTAGTATGAATGATAATTATGTTTGGTGGTTTGCTACACTAGGTTTGTACAGTTTGTCAATTCGGTTTATCTAATGCTAGTAAGAACGATATTCAAGAAGATAGGCAAATAAAAATTGAAGAAAAAATAAATGAAATAGATAAAAAAATAGATACTTTATTGGAGATGATGAAAAATGAATGAGCCAGATGGTTATGGAAGCTTTTTTTGGTGGCTTTCGGTGGTCGCCAACTACTGCCAAATTGAAAGCAACGAATTAAACAAAAAACAAATTAGTAATGACCAACTCATGAAACATCTTCAAGAACAAGATAATATACTTGCAAATCAAGATAAAGTTTTAGAAATTCAAACAAGTATTTATTTGAAGCAAATTTTAGAAAATCAGAAAAAAATATTAAGTTTATTGGAAGGAGGAAAAAATGCACATTAAAGAATATATTGAAAAAATAGTTGATGATGGTGATAGAAAAGATATGGAGTGCTTATCTGAAATGTTAGAAAAAGCTATTTGTGAGCTTGAAAAATATGATGAAGATATGTATAATAAATATAAGATGAAGTTATACGAAATGGCTTATGGTTATGTTTTAACTGATGAAATGAAAAAAGAGTGGGTTAAAGAATTAAAACCTATTGCTAAATGGAATTATGAAGATATTGAAAATGTTGTTGACTCTTACGATATGGATATGCCAGTTTCTTCTGCATATGTTATTATGAATATGCTTTATTCAGATATGAAAAACGCTTTAGGTAATGGAGAAGATGAAGAAAGCTTAAAAAGATATATAGAAGCCACTAAAGGTTGGTACTTTGATGACGATAGTAAATATAAAAAAGAAGAAAAACTTTTCAAATATTATTTTAAAGTTGTAAAATAATAAAAAATATATTATAATATATAAAGAGCTAGGATAAAATCATGAATTATCTGAAAGCACAACTCCAATCGTGTTGCTCTATATTATTTTTTTGATTGGAGAGATTGGAGAATTTTATATGGGAAAATTGATTAATTTAGCAGGACAAAAATTTGGAAGATTGACTGTTATTAAACGTGCTGAAAATAATAGTTTTAATAGACCAAGATGGATATGTAAATGTGATTGTGGAAATTATAGTATAGTAAGTAGTAGCCATTTAAAATCAAATCATACAAAAAGCTGTGGGTGTTTGCAAAAAGAAATTAGAATTTTATCAAACATAAATAATAAAAATGGTGTTATTCATGGTAAACACAACACAAGATTATATAGAATTTATGAAAATATGAAACAAAGATGTTATAATTCTAATAATAAAGATTATAAAAACTATGGTGGTAGAGGTATAACAGTCTGTGATGAATGGAAAAATGATTTTATGAATTTTTATAACTGGGCAATGGAAAATGACTATAGAGATGATTTAACTATTGATAGAATTAATAACAATGGCAACTATGAATCTAATAATTGCAGATGGGTTACAGTAAAAGAACAAGCTAATAATAGAAGAAATAATCATTTTATTACTTACAATGGAAAAACACAATCAATAACAAAATGGTCTAATGAATTAAATCTATCAAAAGCAATGCTATATTATAGATTAAATCATAATTGGAATATAGAGAAAGCATTAATAACTTCATCTATACATTAATAAAATATACTAAAAAATTTTTATTTTTTATTTTTAGTAATTATACTGGCAGAAATGCCAGTATAATGGATTCGTAGCCAAAAAGCTAAGGCACAGCTTTGCAAAAGCTGGATTGAGATTGCGAAATTCTCCGAATCCTCCATATTTTTAGAAAAACCAAAAGAGAGATTTAATCTCTCTTTATTTTTCTTATAATAATTTTATCATCTTCTAGTTCAATTTCTGCTTCTCTATCATCTTTTGTAAAGCCTAATTCTTTAACCCAAGGAACTGGAAGTGTAACTCTATTTGTTGTAAATCCTTGACCATTTTTACCATATGTAATTTTTGCTTCTCTTTTCATATTATACCTCCTCAAAACCTACAATTTCAGTAGCACGATACCATTCTTCTGAATTTTCTTCAATTTCTTCTAAGTCGATGTTTTCAATTTCAAATCTATAAACAGGTTTATACTCTTTATTAGAGTCACAATTATTTATTGTATCATATCCATTGCGATAAATTTCTGTATTCCAATCTTCTTCAAATAATAAAATTCCATTTTCTAGTTCGTAATCTGCTAAATTATCTTTGTGTTTTTTTAAAATCTTTAACATAATAATACCTCCTACCTTTAACTTGAATATAGTATAACATAATCGCTACGACTTGTCAACATTTTTTTAAAAATTTTTTAAATAATTGACAAAATAATAAAATTATGGTATAAAAAAGCTAGTTTATACATTATAATAACCCTAAAAATAGCAAGTTGTTTGAAAAAATAAGCAAAACTGCTATTTTTTTTTTGCTTAGAATGAATTTTAACGGATTTTTATATGCTAGGTAACAAATTATATTAATTAAAAATAAAAACCTCTCAAATTTAATTTTGAGGGGTGATTTTTTGAAAATTTTCCAAGATTTTTTCTAAATTTAATTCAAATAAGTCTTTTAGTTCATATTCAGTAACTGTTTTCTTTTCATAGTTATTTTTTATTATAAATTCTTCATTAAATAATGTTTCATAATAAGTTCCATTATTGCAATCAAGAATGAACATTCTTTTTTTATCATTTTCAATGCTAACTGTAATTCCAAAATTAGTTTTTGAGTTATAATATTTTATAATAGAAGCTTTATTTTTTTTAACAGATTCCTCATCATTAAATCGCTCATCTCTAATTTTGAAAATTTTATTTTTTATTTCTGTTTTTGAATTACTTTCATTTAAAATATTTAAAATATCATCAACGGCTAAATAATAGCCACACTTCATAATTATAAATTCATTTTGATTTTCTTCTTCCATAATAATACCCTCCAAAAATAAAAAATAATAAAAATTTGCTAGTTCTTCAACTTACAACTCCATATCTTCTTAATTATTCTGCCACCAAGAGAACAAGTCTGAGGACTAAGTAGCGACCTTAACCCTTCTTGCCCTATAAGAGCCTTGTATAGGATTGATTACCTATAAATTTCACCCATCTTTCAGAAATTGCTTTTTATATGTTTCTAGCATATATATTAATAATCCATGTACCATTTAACTCGAATTGGGCTATTCTAACACAGTTATATCTTATAGTTATATTTCTATAACGTCACGAGCAATACCATTGTTTTGGTTTACTAAAAGAGGTTAACAGTTTCCAACCTGTCACATTTTAGCTTATTCATACACAGTATGCGTCTATTATTGGTACGATAACTCTGTTGCTATATTAAGCGATATGTATTGCACAATACCTACAATTGATTATCTCTAATCTCTTTAATGTACATTACTATACACTAAAAGCAACCTTATAAAAGTATCCTTTTACCTGATTACTCTATTCGGACATTTCCTAGCACGCTGACTACGTCATTCACTAGGATAGCAAATTTTTATTATGATAACATTATAATTATAATATATTTTTTTGTCAATAGTTTTTTTAAAATTTTATTTTTTATCTGTAGAGCCAAAACCACCAATTCTTTCTCCGTTTGCTTCGTCATTTTCTGTTGTTAAAAATTCTGCAAAAATACCTTGACCTAATTTTTCATTTTTTGCCAATGTGACTGGTTGGTCAGTTATATTCATAAAGGCAAAAGCTATTTCACCTTCGTTGTCTGAACTATCTGCAAAATCTGAGTCCACAACGCCAATCCCGATTTATCAAAACTAATCCCTTCTTTTTTGGGTTTGAACTTCTATTAGCAAGAATCAACATTTCATTTCTTAACATATAAGCTTTTACTCCAGTTTTTACATAAACTATTTCTTTCGGATTTAAAGTAACTTCTTCTGGATTAAAAAAATCATAACCTGCTGATTGTTTAGTACTTCTTTTTGGTAAATCAAAATCTTTGTTTTCAATTCTTTTTACATATTCAAATTTTCTTGACATTATTCTTCCTCTTTTCCCAATTTTACTGTACACATGCTATTTTTTCCCATTTTGTTAATATGGCTCGGTGTACTCCAAAATTGTATTGTTTCTCTTTTAACTTTAAATTTTTCAGATAATTCCTTTGATGTTCCAATATCTAAAAATTTTTCGCCTTTATAAATCGCATAAACTTGCATTTTTTGCTCCTATTCCTATTAGATTTAAAGCTTCCTCAACACTTCTAGCATAACCTGCTTTTAAGTTTGGAGATTTTTTTGAATTTATAAAATTCACAAATTTTTTTTGCTCATCTGAAATTTTACTGCCTTTTGGCTTTTTTATCTCTATAAAACATATTAAAGTTCCATCATCACTTATAAACTGTAAATCCGATAATCCGTGGAAAACCTACTCTTACTCTACCACCATATTCAGTGTAAAATAATCCTGACTGTTGCCTTATACAGATTCCATACTGTGATAATGCTAACATAATTTGCTTTTGTATTTCTGTTTCTTGTTTAGTCATTTTTTTATTTTAATAACTCCTCTAGTATTTCGATTGCATAAGCATTTCTATACAACTGCTCTGCAATATTTTTCAACGAATTATAATCTTCTTTTTGCATATAATATCTGTAATTATTTTGTAATTCCTTTTGTGCTTCTTTAAGCTCTTGTAACTTCTGTTTCATCTATTACCTCTCTCGGAAAATATGTTTTATTTACAATTATTTCTGGACATGATAAAGGCTCAATATCAATTATTATATTCAAATTTTTAATCTTAGCAATTTCATAATCACATAAATAATCTTCTGCATGATTTTCAATATGTTTTGCTGCTTTTTTAATTAAATCAATATAATATTCTTTATTTATTTTTTCTTGCATTTTTCTTTTTCCTTCCTTGCATAACCATATAGGCGTAACCGTGCTGGATTTTTATAACCGACGTTCTCTTGCAAGTTTTACCAAGCTACCAAAATCCTGTGCCATTCCTTGCTCCATACGTTTTTGCTTTTTTTCTATTTTTGTAATACGTTCTAGTTCTGCTTTTTCTTCTTCTTTAATTTGTTCTTTAGTTTTTCCATTATCAGCTCCACAATATGGGCATATTCTATTTAATCCTTTATATACTTTGTAACAGCTAAAACATTGTCTAATTGACAAAGTATCATGATTATTATTTGTTTTTTTATTTTTTTCATAAGTTAATTTCCATTCTCTATCATCATCTGGTAAACCATGTCTAGTATAATTTCCGTACAAAATCTAATATTATCCCAATTTTATTTTCTTGGTATCTCATACATCTCATAGAACTTTGAATAAATAAAATTAAACTTTTTGTTGGGCGTAACAATAAACATGCTTCGCAATCATCGACAGATAAGCCTTCACTAATAATTTCATAATTACATAATATTGTTATTTCGCCAGAACGAAATTTGTCCATAATAGATTTTCTTTCTTCTTTTGGTGTTTTTCCGTCCAAATGTGCTGCTTTTATTCCTATTTTATTAAATTCATTTGCAACTTTTTTACTATGTTCTATACTAGAACAAAAACAAATTGCTTTTTTGCCATTACAAAATCTTTTATATCCATCAATTACAGAACCATAAATTTGAGTTTTATCAATTTCTTCCATTATAGAATTTTGGTCATATTCGCCTTTTTTTATTTTAAGTTTATCACAATCAATTAAAACAGAAGAATAATACTCATAAGGAGCTAAATATTTATTTTCTATAAGCCATTTTGTTGGTACACCTTCAATAATATCATCAGATATACTGCCCAATCCTTCTCCAGAAGTTCTTTTTGGAGTAGCTGTTAAAAATAATTTTTTAGCATTCGGAAAACGATTATATATCTTTATATAAGTATTTGACAAAGAATGGTGTCCGCTCATCAGTAATTATAAAATCTGGTGGTTTTATTTTTTCTAATTTTCGTGAAATTGATTGTACCATACCAATAGTACAATGCTCCATATTGACTCCCCACCATGTAAAAGTATCTGTTAATTGTTCTTGCAATTCAATACGATGTAAAAGTACTAAAACCTCTTTACCTTTTTCTATAGACAATTTTGTCATCTCGGCTGCAATACAAGATTTTCCTCCACCACAACCAAGAACTAAAGTTGGAGAATTATGTCCTGTTGCATAAGAATTACGAATTCGATTTAAAATTTCATTTTGATATGGTCTAAGCTCCATCTATAAACCCCCTAAAATGACCAAAAATACTTACACTCATTATTTTTATCATATTCAAAAATAGTAAAAGTTCTATATAATTTTGAAGTGTCTTTTAACTGGTAATTTTCTATATTTCTTCTACACATATTCTTTTTAGGGCATTTTTCTGTATTTCCACAAAAACAAATATCTAAATTCATAATTAATCAAATATCTCACTTTCAATTTTATTAATAATATATTTTTTTATTTCTTTAACTTCTTTCATTATATTATTATAATTAGTTTTATTTAATTTGTAAAATTTATTTATTTTTGCGTATTTACCATAATAATATATCCTATCGCAATATCCTTGTGACATAATATCCAAATATAAACCACCGTAAAAATCTTCATTATAGGTTATTCTAACATAAACACTACCTATAATTTCAAATAACTTAAATTTATATTCTTTATCTTTAGGAAGTTTTTTTAATTCTTCATAAGTTATCATAATAAAACCTCTATCTAAAATAAATTTTAAGGCACTATTTTATTAGTGCCTTTTGACATCAAAATGGCAAATAATCATTAGTATTGTCATCTACAACGTTAACATCTGTTGGTAATTCAGATGTAGTTTCAGTTGTAGCTTTAGAAACTTGTTTTGCACCACAAAATTCTACATTTTCTATTATAATCGCATTACTATATTGCATTTTTCCATTAGCGTCAGTATAGTTATTATTTTGAAGTCTACCTTCAATAACTATTTTAGAACCTTTTGAAAAATAATTATTTATAAATTTTGCTTGTTGTTCAAAAGCTGTTACTCTAAAAAAATCACTTTCATATTCGTTGTTTTTATTTTTAAATTTTCTTTGTACTGCAACATTAAAATGTAATATACTTACATCTCCATTTTCTTTTAACTCTAAATCATTACAAATATTTCCAATTAAAAATATTTTATTCATTTATTTATTCTCCTTTTTTTACTCTAGTAGTTCTTCTACCAGTATTTTTTGCGTTAATGTTTTTTCTAAGTTCGATATTTTCATTTAATAAATTGTCTGCATATTCTTTGTATTTGCTAAGCTCTTCTTTTAAGTTATGTTGCATGTTTTGCATGTTTTGCATATTATTTCCTATGTTATATAATACTACTATATCTGCTATAACGCAAATTGTAAAAATAATTTCAAAAATAATTATTAGCATTATTTTGTCCTCCTTTCAAAAAAACTTTGGTAATCATATATTTTTGTAGTCTTTGCAATAGACTTACAATATGAGCATTTTCCACAATATGTTGGCTCTATTAAGCCTTTTTTAAGAGCGTCAACATGAGGCAAATAGTTTTTTAAAAATTCTAATTTTGCGTCCATTACATCTTGTGGAATATTAAGTAAAGCTCTTTCTGAAAATTTTTCTTTTGTCATTACTGCGATAATAAAAGGTAATTTTTTGCCAGTATTTTGTCTTACGATTTCCTGATATAATGTACCTTGAAGAATATAATCGTAAAAATCAATAAAATTCTGTTTTTCGTGTGCTTCTTCATTCCAAAGTAAATCTAAATCTTTAATTGCTTTTAAATCACAAATTAATTTATCTTTGAAATATGAGTCACATTTTATTTTAACTTTTACTCCTGATATTTCACCAGTAAAAACCTTTTGATGTGTTCCTTGTAAATATTTCCAAAACATTTTATCTTTTTTTGCTTGATTTATAATATCGTCTAAATTCCTATATTGAGATTTTAATTCACCTTTTTGTGTAAATAATTCAGAATGCTCTAGCTTAAAATTTTTCAATGTTTTTGAAACATACTCATCAATATAAGATGACTGTAATAATGCGTCTGACGTTTCTTCTATAAACTCGCCTCTTAATTTTGCGAGTGTCATTGCTTCACATTTCATAAAGCTTTTAATTTCAGAGCTTCCTGTATATATTTCAGAAATTTCTTTTGAAAAATAATTCTTTTTTGTAACTCTCATCATTTTTTACTATTTTTCAGTAAATATTTGATTTATACTTTTCTTGCATATTTTTGAATATTCTACTAAACCATATTTATTTATCTGAAAACCCTTCCATTCATTTCTTAAATTTTTATTTCCGTGTAAATTTCTTAATTCGTTACGTTTTTGTTTCCTTGCTAAACTTCCCATAATTTTCTCCTAAGAACTTAATTTATTTTCTAATTCTTTTAATTTATTTTTAATTTCTTTGATTTTATCTCTTAATTCCCATGCATATCTATAATCGGAACTATCCCAAATATCAACCATGTCAAGCTGAAATTGTTTCTTTTCTAATTCTTCTAATTGTTTTCGTAATTCTTCCATAGTATTAGTCCTCCAATAAATCAGAAATTTCTACTGGTTGTTGATTACTAATATCTTCAACTTCTTCACTTGTATATACACCACTTAAAGCTTCTGGACAGTACAATCTAGCGAAGAAACTTGTAGCTCTATAACCTAGCATTAATTCTGTCATTGAGTTCCATTTTGGGTTAGTGTTCCATTTTTCAGCCTTAACCATTATCATATCAACAGTTGTTCCTTTTATAATTTTTCCGTCAGTTTTTCTAATTGCTTGCATATAACAACCAAAATTATCTTTTCCTTTTTCTCCAACATAAACTAAATCTAAATTAGCGAATTTTCCAGTTTTTTCTATAAGAGTTCTACAAAAACTACCTGACCAACTAGCTTTTCCTCTTACAATATTTAAGTTTTGCATGATAGTAAATAAATCAATATCCATTTTGTTACTCATACCTAGAGCAATGATAACATTTTCTGGTTTGCCTTTATAATTATCTGGCACTAAATTAGACTTAGCATATTGACTTGCAATTTTCCAATTGTCATTATATTGTTGTAATATAGGGCTAATTTCCTTTTGATTATCCACTTTAACCATTTCATTTTTAACATTTTCATTTTCAACATTTTCACTCATAATACTATTACCTTCCTTTTTTATAAAACTTTATTTTATAAAACTTTATTTTATAAAACTTTATTTTATAAAATTTTATTTTATAAAACTTTATTTTTTTCTTCTTCTAATTTTTTTAAAGCTCTTCTTTTTCTTTCTCTTTCACGCCAATAAGTTCGTATCTTTTCTTGATTTTTTTTATTATATTCTTTATTATATTCTCGCTTATATTCTCTAAGTTCTTCTTTGTGTTCTTCATAATATTTACTAACACGTTCAAGTATTCTTTCTCTATTTTTTTCGTAGTATTTTTTCATGTACTCTTTTCTATCATCTGTCATTTTTTAAAAAATTCCTCCATTAATAAAATGTATCATAAATTCCCAATAGTTCTTTGCTTTCTGGTGAAAGATGAATTTTATTCATTACCCAATATCCATCGCAACTTTTAAAATAAGTTTCCCCAAATTTTTCTTCTAATATATTTTCCATATCATAAGAATTTAATTTTCCATATCCATTATTATTTATGTTACACCATTTTGAATAAGCTGTATTAAATTCGCTACGTTTTAATTTTCTACCTTTAAAATCCTCGTCAATAAAACAACATTCTTGAATAAACGTTAGAAGCGTATTATTGGTTGTTTCGTATTTATTTCTTGATTCTTGTATGCATGCTGGCTCAGTAAATTTATAACCGTTAGAAATTAATTTGTATAAAGCAATAATTGCCTTGTATATAATGGTTTCTTTTTCTTCAAGCATTTTTTCAAATAAATGTGGGTCTTGTTTTTCTTTAGGTATAACATTATTACAATATACTGGCATTATTCTATCATAAACCCATTTACCTGTATCTCCACCAAAGCGAGGTAACTTATTGCAATTAAACCAAAGGAAACCTTTATACAAATATGGAAAAGAATTTTTAAATTTAAAAGTAATGTTTATCGAATCACCACCTGTTAATTGCTTAAAGACACTCATATCCTCGATTTTTTGATAACTCATGTCATTACAACCTACTAGGCGTTTTTGATATACTGCTGCCGTTCCAAAATCTTGATTTATTTTTTCTAAGTCTATATTTGAAACATTAGTCATTCCAACTAAATATTCAGCTAATTTTTTTAACTGGCTTTTTCCAGTATCACCTTTTCCAACTAAGAATAAAGCTTTTTTAGTTCTATATCCTCGTATATTACTTATTACTAAACCTAAGCATTCTAATAAAAGTTCTTCAATTTCTTCATCTCCATTACATAATGTAGCCATATATTTATCAAAGTTTGGAGCGTTTGGTGAAGCATTTATAATATCATTGTAATTTACTGGTATTTGAATTGTAGTTAAAACATCTGGAGAATGTGGATATAATTGCATATTATCTAAGTGTAATAAGCCATCTTGAAAATTAATTATATTTTCATCTTCGTTAAGTTTTTCATAATCTACAAAAACGTTATCTGTTGTTAAATCAAAAAAAACTTCGTTAATATCTTTGCTTTTACGGATTGAATAAGGAATAAATTCTTTAATAAGCCCTTTTAATTCTTCATCGCTAATTAAGCGATAAACACCATTAATATAGGCATACATTAAAGTTGCTTCTGTTGCTTGTCCTCTAACAAATATATAATGCATATGATTACGAATATATTGTGCTAGTTCCATTGGCAATATTTTACTCTTTTTTGTTTCACCAGTTTTATCAAAAACTGGCACTATCCAACTTTTTTTCTCTTCAATTTCTTCCATCTTTTTATCTCCCGAATTATGTGTGAACTTATTATATATTTTTTAAAAATAATAATCAATATTTTTTCTAACATAATTCAGAATTTTTTTTAGATAAAAATCAAAGTAGCTGTTTGGCACTATATAATTATTTTTTTCTTCTTCAATGTACTTGATTGAATTTATAATTTCTTTTTTTTCTTCTATCGTTAAAGCCTTAGTATAGCTTAATTCTTCTTTGTCACAATCCATAAGTTTACCTCTTTCGTATTTTTTATTTTTGTAATTTTTTCTGCATTGTTTCTCCTAATAATACCTGCCCTTTTAATAATTGATTTTCGTTACTATCTCGTAATTCTTTGAATAAAGCTACAATTTTTTCTAAGTCTTTATATTCTTTATCGTTTAAATATTCTATATTGACATTATTTAAGATAAACAAACCTTTATTAATTTTGCTTAAACTTCCTAAACCATATCTATTATAAACCTCAAGAACTATTTCATTAGGTTTTAGAATTTTATACCCTACGTTCCAAATAGATGTTAATACATAGCCATATTTTATAAGCTCGTTTTTAGCTGTCAATGTTATATAAGAAAATTTTATATCTGTTACTTTATATCCTATATTTTCTTCTAGCCAATCAAAACTAATTGTATCTCCATAATCATAAGTTTTTAATATTTTTTGAATTAAGTCGTTTATTTCGTCTTTCCTTGTAACTCTTTTTCTTTCCATTTTTAATTATCCTCACTTTTTCTTTTTTTATATTCTCCGTGGTTTTTGTTTAGGCTCAGAAATTGCCTTTTCTAAACTCCAACCATGACCTAATCTTTGTACAATTAAATAACCTTGAACTCCTGTTATTTTTTCTAATTCTTTTAAAGTAACTTTTTTTCCATTATATACATATTCTCTTTTTGCATATTTTCTTCGTTTTGTTTCTTTTTTAATGGATTTTATATTATCTTCTAAAGATAAATATTCATTAATTTTTTCTAATAAATATTCTTTTTCAAAAATAACATTAATATTTTCAATTAAAAATTTAAGCCTTATGTTTAAGTTTTCTTCTTCAAATTCCTTGTTATAATGGAAAAATCTTTCTAATATGTTATCTGTACTAACATATGTAGCATGATAAATATTATTTACTATTATTTCTTCATTCTCAAGTTTTTGCTCTATCATATAGAAATATGTTATTTTATTAGTAAAATCTTCTAAAATTACGTATATTCCTGTTCCGATATTTACAAAATGTATTTTATCCTCGTTTTCAAGAATAAAACACGGAATTTGTTTTAAATACATTTTATTATTAGTTCCAATAATATTTATAAAAATTTCATTATTATTATCTTTTTGAACTAATATTTTCCCCTCCTCATTTTTAACTTCTTTGCCTTTTTGACAATTTACAATCATTTTTTACTTTTCTCCTTTCTTTTTTAAAATTTTACTTGATTTTAATTTAAAAAAGCTATATAATATCAATAACATTTTTAACTAAAATCATTTTTTACAAATAAGGAACTTATTTATTTAAGTTCCTTATTTTATTTAATAAAATTATAATCTTAAAGAATGTTAAAGTCAATAGTTTTTTGAAAATTTTTTTAAAAAATTATTTCTCCTCAAATAAATTTTCAAATATTTTTTCTAAAACTTTTACAACAATGCTGTTTCCGAGCTTGCTTATACAATTGACTGCTTGATTTATCTTTACCCTTATAATATGTGTTGTTTAATGCATTTTTAGCTTTTTCAAAATCTTCATCTGCAAAACTCATCAAACGCCATGTTTCCTTTGCGGTAAGTTTTCTAATACGGAAGTTTTCTTTTAATATAGGAACATTACCGACCACCTTCTCCCATTGCTGCTTGTAAGGTATCGCAACTATTTTCTATATTTTGTATTTTGCCTTTACTTCCAAAATTTCTACCATAAGCTCCAGTTAATTTACTCTCTTCAACTATACTAGGCTGTCTATATCCACCTTCACAAGTGCTTATTGTTGGAGCTAATCCATCTTTATCATATATACTGCCTGCTTGATGTGTAGATGTTTCTGTATCAAATATGCCACCTATTCTTACACATTTTGGGTCTTTAAAATCTCTTGCACATAATGTGCTAGCGTAATCTTTATCTTGTATCCTATTTTTATTTGTCAAAAAATTACTTTTCTTAATATTTTCAATTTGATAATCTTGTAAATAATATTTCTCGTCAACTTCATTTTCCAATAAATCTTTTAGTTTTAATTTTAATTCTTGTTTTTCTGGAAATTTAAAATTGCCTTTATCTATATCTTTTCTAATAGATATGGTATAAATACGCTCTCTATTTTGTGGCACTTCGTAGTCTTTTGCATTTAAAACTTGATAATAATTGTTATATCCTAAATTTTCCATTACTTCTAAATAAGAGTCAAAATTATGCCTATGTTTTTGACTTAATAAATTTTTTACGTTTTCCCAAATTACATATTTTGGTTTACAATATTTTACTATATCTACTGTGTTCCACATTAAGCTACTTCTAGTACCAGTATCTTTATCTCCACCTGCTTGTTTTCCTGAAATGCTGAAATCTTGGCAATTATGTACTATTGCATTATTTGCAGTATAAGAATTATCTTCATCTACAGATATATTATATACAGTTTCAAATTTATCTAATTTTTCTATCTCTTTTATAGGATACCATACAATATTATTTTCTAAATCTACATAAGAATTATTTTGTTTTTTTACTTCTTTATTAAATTGTATTTGATAAGTATTATGTTGATTGACTTTTCTTCCTTCTATAACACAAGTTTTATTTCTTATTGTAAAATTTATATTTGATGATGTACCATATACTTTAGCAATTAATAGTTGTAATTTCATTATTAAATTTTGACTAATAGAAGTAGCTTTATACGAATTATTTATAAAACAACCATCTCCACTCATATAACCATCAAGAAAACATTTTGCTAATATTTTTGGCAAATTTAAAACAAACATTGGTATATCTTTATTTAAAGCACGTTTTCCAAAATTCATTTTTTCAATAAATTCAACTAATTTCTGTGAATTTATAACTGCTCTATAACAAGAATTAGTATGTGGATATATACTAGCATGATATTTATTTAAATGATTTTTAAAATCATCAATTTTTTTATTTCCAATAGAATATACAACTCCATATTGATAACTATTAATTCTATTTTTCCTTTTGTCATGCCTTATATGTCCATCTGCTATATATCTGCCAAGTAACCAACATTCTTCTTCATCTAAATTAAAAGGATTTTTTTCAGACATTGGAATATTAATGCCTACAAAATCTTGTTTTGTTAATTCTTTAACTTCTTTCCAGCAAGGTTGACCAAATACTCTATCATAACTTCTTTTATTATTATTCCACACTCTATGCATAGTTCTAACATAATATGGGTGATTTTCAGTAACATAAGTTTCTAATATTCCTTGTGCTTTTAATCTATATAATTGTTTGTTTTCATTATGCCCTATCTTTAATACTTCTTTAAACCTATTTTTATGAGTAAGTACAATATCTCCAACTTCTATATTTTCTATATTTTTATATCCTTCATTAGTTAATATTTTTGTCCCAGCAACAAAACAAGGGCTTCCATGAGTAATCAAATCAATATCTCTAGGCAATTTACTATAATCAATTTTAGTTATATCTCCCAAATTTTTGCTTTCATCTTCATTATGTATAGCACAATAGCTGGTAACTGCATATTTATCAATTTCTGAAAATCCTACTAATTCGTAATCTATTCCAATATTTTTTAATGCTTTTTCGAAAGCACCTATTCCACTAAATAAGCTTAATACTTTCATCTGTATTTCTCCTCATCTCTAAATTTCTCAAAAACTCTTTCATTTCGTTTTTGTTTGTGTTCTTTATAAACTTTAATTTCTTCGTCAGTCATTCCTTCATATACATTAGTAGCTTCCACAATTGGTTCTAATTCTTCTGTAAATGAAATTTCTGCCATTTTTATTTCATAGGGTATAACTATTTCATCTTCTAAAGTTATTTTCATTTCCGCATAATTTGAACGGTTTTTCTTATAATCTCTTAACATATCATTTGCTATTTCTTCTTGAGTTCTATTTAATCCATTATGCAAATATCTATGAGCAAGTTCTGATATAACTGCTCCATTTTCAGCTGTAGTCGCACCGTCCGTTCTGAACGATGTACTAGGTGATGGAGTGACATAGTTTTTTCAAGCCTATTAAGTCTTTTTCTGCTATAATGTTGCTTTTCTACAAATTTTTTATAACTTAAAACCCCATCTACTTTTTCTAAACGTTCAGCAAGTTTTGTTTTAGCAAACCAGCAACCCTTGCCATACATTTTTTCTAACTCTTCTCTAACTACTTTATTATTTTTACTCATTTGTTTTTCCCCCGAAAATAATATTTTATGAAAAATCTCCCTCAGTAAACCTGTAGCCATCTATATTTTTAACGTAATAATTAAAATTATCTGGATTGCTTAAATTTAATTCATCTTTTTGCTTTGTATCTACTAAATCTATAAATTCTTCATAACTTATTTTTTCGTCATATTCATTTAAAATTACATACTGAGGATTTTTTCCTGTTGTGTATTTTTTAAGCCATTCTTTTACTTGATTATATGTATGCCAAACTACTGGCACATCTCTCCAAGTTTCGTTTTGTTCTTGAAAACCAAACAACCAGCCATAACTACTTTTGCCTATATGTATCGGTGTTTCTATTGTTGGTTTATTTTTTACTACATAATAATTAGTTCCCATTTTTACCTCCAAAAATAAATTTTTACTTTCTATAATCCTAGTTCTTCAAGTGTATATTTCTTGTTTAATTTCATGTTTTTATACATTGTTCCGTCCTTAAAATATGGTAAATTAATGCTTGCTTCTTCTTTTAAGCCAATGCGTATAAACGTTTTTTCTTTAGAAAAAGCTATTTTTTCCATAAATTTAACTTTACTTCTAAAAGGTTTAATTACAACACTTAAATACTCTTTTTCTTTCTCGTCAAGTATTTCTTCTTTTTGTTCATAAACTGTTGTGTATGTCGGTTCTTCTATTTTTATAATTTTACCTAAATAATTATGGTTATCTTTCATATCTATAAAACTTTCAATATTTCTATATATATGTACGCTTTCAAAACTATCGTTACCATTTTTTACTAATATTTCTCCTTTTTCAAAAGTTATTTTAGTTCCTATAGGTGAGTTTTTTAAATCTTCGTAGGTATAATCTGCAAACATTTCATCAGTCCAAATAAATGTATTTTCTTTAACTTTATAATAATCACAAAATACATTTGTTATAGTTAATATTTTTCCTTTATTTTCTATCATATTTTCAACAAACCAATCACTTCCGTATTTTTTATTTTCTTCTAAATCACTTCTAACTCTTACTTTATCTCCAACTTTATATTTCATTTTTAAAACCCTCCTCTTAGTGTTTCTGCTTCTATTTTTTTAAAGCATTCTTTAATTCCTGAATTATCAACATATAATCCAAAATTTTTATATTCTTTTTTTAAATTATATCTTTTGCCTTTACTTATTATCCATTTCGGATATTCTTTTTCTTTCATATGTACCTCCTAAAAAACTACTCTATAACATCTAATTTTTCTATAAATTTATCTAGTACTAATTTAATAAATTTTTTATCGTTATTATCTGACATACATTCTGTTTCTACTTTTAATTTACCTTCATTATTAATAAATGTCATTTGACCCCAGCCTATGTTACTACCCCAATTTAAACAAAAACCTTCTTCGTTTCTATCATTTTTGAAAACATAAGCCATTTCTACATCATCTATTATTATTTCTTTCATATATTCACTCCTAATTTTAAACCAATTAATATAAAAACTATTCCTAATATTGCTACTAATATTTTAGGTATTAAATAATCACTTATTACTGCATATATAATTATCATAATAATAAATATCATAAATATTAATATTCCTACTCCAAAAAATAATGTTCCCATAATTTACCTCCTTAATTTAAAACTATATATATTGTTGGCAATATAAAAATTGTTAACAAAACAAGCATTACGTTTCTTCCTGTTTTATCTTCATCTTTACATGCTAATATATACAAAAATAATAAAAATATATCCATTATCAATAATAAACTTAAACTTACAATTTTAAGCATTTCCATTTTTTCTAATCCTCTCTTTCTCTATTTTTTTCTAACGTATTTTCTAAATCCTTAGTTAATTCTTTTAAATCACTTATTATCTGCTTAACTACTTTTTCTTTATCTTCTATAAAATAATCGCCTGTTATTTCTAAGACATACATTGTATAATTTTTATCATCTATTTTATGCGTTACACCATCATCTGCTATTTTAGTTTTCTTGTAACTTTCCTTTTGTATATTTATTTTCATTTTCCATCTTCTTTCTCAAAATATTTGCAATATTTTTTAGATTCACATATTTTACTACTAGGATAATCTGCAACATAATCACTTTTATCGTTACAACATACTTCGTTATAAAGCCATTTACATTTGCTATAATCTATTTCGTCAACATGCATGGGTTCGTAATTTATAAATTTACTCATCTTTCGCCTCCCAATAATTTTTCTAAAATTATTATTGCATACTTTATTCTTGCATAATCAATATGTTCAATTTTTTCTAGTTCTTTTATCTTTCCTTCTATTACTAATTTCTTTATATAGTTTTTATCTCTATCTTCAAGTATTTCAGAAATTTTCATTTTTGCATTGTTATTCCATTTTTCAAAATCTGCAATCTGTCTATTTCTTTCTTCATGTATTCTATGCTCTGCTTCATACATATTTTTGTATTTTTGAACTGATTTTTCTAGTTCTTTTATTTTATCTTTATATTCTTGTAAAACTTCTTCCTCTGCTTCATGGCATATATTTTCAATAACTTTTCCGCTTAATTCTTCATTTTCTTTTTTTAGCTCTCTATTTCTTTTTATTAGTTTTCTGATTGCTTGTACTTCTGTACAACTTATTTCGCAAGCTTCACATGCAAAAAAACTGCATTCTTCACATTCTTTAATAAGATTTTCTAATATTTTTATATCTTTATCACTTGTATCACTTTCTTCTAACTTAGTAATTTCTTTTATTTCTTCCTTATACCAATGATATTCTTCATAGCTTTCTTCTTGTAATTCTTTATATGCTTTATATAAGTTTTCTATGGGCTTTATATCTATTTCAGTAACAGGATTATCCCAATTTTTAATCATATATTCTATTTTTTCTATATCTTCATCATTCATCTTCATTTACCTCATTTTCAAAATATTGTAAAATTTCTTCTTTAGTAACAAAAATTGTTGGCTCTTCTTTTGTATTATCCCACATTGCAATTCCTGCAAGTTGTTCTGCCATTAAATCTATTATTTTAGATTGCTTTTGCACTAAATTTAAAACTGTTTCTATACAATCTAATTCGTATCTACTATAATGATTATTATAATCATATTGCCTATTCACATATTCTAATTTTTTTATAGCTTCTTTTTCTTCTACACTCATATTACACAAAATCCTTTCTGCCTAGAGTATATTTATTCCAATTTACAATAGCTTTCCCCCAACTCTTATTATAAAACACAGCCATATTACCACAACAGTAATTCATACAAGCTACCATATATTGTCCTGATAAAGCATCTGTTCCCAGAGTAGCTTCACAACCACAACTTGGACAATTATTTATTTGTTCTTTTAACCACCAATAACTTTCATTTACCCTGCTCATATTACACCTCATATTCTACAGATTTAAACATTTCTTTTGTTACAACAGTTTCTATTTCATTTTGAGTATATGCTGTTCCGACAAAATTTTCCTGCTATACAATTTTTCTTATCATATATTAATAAAATTATTTTTTCGTTTTCTATTTCAAATACGTTAATAAATTCAATAAATTTACCATTCACACAATCTCCAATTTCCAATAACTCCGCTATGTTTTTTGAATGTTTTACTATTTTCTTCCCGTCAATAAATATATTCAAATTCTTTAACATAAAAACACTATCTATTTTCTTAATAAAACCTGTATCTGTTCTCACATACTCTCCAATTTCCAATTCACTCATCTAACCACCCCAATTCTCTACAAACTTCATTTACTGCCTTTAACTCGTCCATATCCTGAATAGTAAACATACTACCCCTTAAACCTGTATACTGTATCGTTTTAAAAACTTTATAAAAAACAATCTTTTTTTCTTCTTTGCAGTAAACTAATATTACTTCATCATCTACTACTTTTTTATATCCTAATTCTTCCATTTAATCACCTACATTCCAATTATATAGCATATAACCCATGCAATAATTACAATTAAAATCAATAAATATTTATTTATTAAAAATAGCATAAATCCTACTAATCCAATTAAAAATATCGCTAGAATTAAAGCTATTGCATAAATTAAACTTAATAAAATTTTCATCTTACACCTCTATATTTCTGGCATATAATATATTTTTCCACCAGATATAATTCCTTGTGAAATTTCTTGTAATACTTCTTTTGCTCTTTCTTTAGTATTATAACAACCCAGACAATTTCCATCTGTAAATATTTTAAATTCATAAGCAATATAAATATCTGATATATTATTCCAATTATATATTTCTTCTCTATTCTGACTTACTATTATCATTTTTGCCTCCTACTTTTAATATTTTATAACTTTCTTTGAAATATTCACATACAAATTCTTTTTGTTTCCCTTTTAATAATGCAAGTTCTTTCTCTGTATCATGTTTATAACTTCCATAAGGACAACCCATACAACCTGTTCTACACACATAATTATATACTTCTGGTATTTCTATATTATATTTTTTATAAATTTTATCTAATAAATCATCTGTTAAATCATATATTGGTGTAAATTTTTTATCTTTAGTAAAACAGGAATTATATTGCTTCCTTCTCATCGCACTTTCTTCACCTCTTACGCCTAAAATAGGTTTAAGCCCCGTCGCCTTTTCAAATCTTCTAGCTGGCTCTTTCTTTAAATAATGACAGCATAAATGTGTTATTTTATGAGCTTTCCCTGATAATACATATTCTCTAGCTTTTTTTGAAATATTAAATCCAGTTTTATATGTACCATTAATTTTATCTGATATAGTTTTGCTTGGTTTTTTGCCTTTTCTCAAAGCATTTTGATAATAATAAATATAAAAATCTTGCTCTTTTGAAAAACAAGGAATGCCATATTTTTCTTTTATTTCAAACGGTTTCATAACAGGTAGTAATACTTTATCGCAATATTTATAAATTCTTTTTCTAATTTCTTCATGTTCCATATAAGTATTTATTCCTACTATTTTAATTTTATCGTCTTTTAGATAATTTTTTATAAACCAATATAATAAGTGGCTATCTTTTCCACCAGAATAACTTAAATAATATTCATTAAATTTTATCTTCGCAAATTTACTTTTTAAATCCATTAAATAAAAATCTACATTATCCATAACCTACCTATTCTTACCGAGCAAATTTTCAGCCCACTTTCTATAATCTATTTTAACTTTACCGTCATTATCTACACTAGCGATTTTTTCTTCGGTTTTATCTTCGAGTTTATCCTCGGTTTTATCCTCGAGTTTATTCTCAATTTTATCCTCGGAGTTATTTTCTTCAATAATATTTTCTATATCCAAAACAGTTTCCTCATCTGGAATATCCATATCATTAGAAATAATCTTGCTATCTAATTCTTCGAGTTTATTTTCTAAATCTTCGGCTGTTTTTCCTGTGTCTATATAAAAATCTGTTCCAGCTTTTAACTCACAGTCCATCTTATCTTCAACTTCAACATCTTCTAATTTCTTAATTTCCGATTTTTTTATTAGTATATCCTCTGATTTTTTAATTAGAATATCTAAGCACTCACTCTTAAAACCTTCTAGCTCCAAAATTTTCGATTTCAGCTCCGAAATTTCTTTTTCTAGCTTTAAAACATCTTCTTTATCTGCAAACATCTTATTTTCCTCCATTCAATCTGTCGATTTCAGCTATTAATTTTCTCAAATAATCAAATTTTTCTTTAATTTTATCATCGTAGCTGTTACCATTATTTCCAACTTCCTTAATTTTTCTACGTTGTTCTCTAGCTTTTGCTAATATCTGTTCTCTGTTTTTCTCATAATATTTTTTACTTTTTGCCTTACACTGTTCTTTATATTTTTCGTAACGTTCTTTTTCTTTTGAACGTAGATAATCTTGATTTTTTTCATAATATTTTCTAAAATAATCTTTTTTCTTTCTATTATAATCTTCTGCACATGCATTTTTTATAATCTGTTTATTTTCTTCTTCTAGCTTTTCGCTATAAATATTTTCTTTGCATTTTAAGCAAAAACACTTTTTTTCATTAATCTGAACTAAATTATCAACATTTCCAATACCTATATAACGTGGAACATTTTTATAGAAAACATCTACTTTTTTATTGCAATTTTTACAAAACATTTTCATTTTTACCTCCAATTCATTTAATCTGAATAATTTTCAATTTTCTTTATTTTTAGCAATCATTCTCTCAGCTTTTTTTCTCAAATAATATTCACGTTTCTGTTTAGCTATTTCTTTTCTGTGCTTTCTATAATAATCATGTCTTTGCAATAAAATCTCGTACTTGTTTTCCTTATAATAGTTACTATTATAATCTCTTTTCTTTAAGCGTTCGATTTCCTCGTTATAATCAGTGTTATTATTAATCTGTTGACGTGTTTCGTAAATTTCATCATCTAAATTTCTAATTTCAATTTCAAATCTGTTTTTCTTTTTCATTGTTTCTTGCCTAAAAACAGGTTCAAGCTCCTTCTGTAAAACCATTTCAAGATGTTTTACATATCTTTCTTTTTCTGCTTTTGCTTCTTCTAGTTTCTTTAATTTCGTTGCTAGTTTCATTTTAAATCCTCCTTATGTTTTTTGAAAATTTTTGCTAATTTTTAGCAGTTTTTTTCAAATTTTTATTAATTATATATATAATATGTGCAAAAGTCAATAGGTTTTTGAAATATTCCGGGCAAGCTCTTGCTATTACTATAAAAAAATCCTTTAAATAGTTGTTTTTGCTAAAAACCATATATTTTTTTATGTTTCTTTCAAAAAGAGTATCTTAAAGAAAACTCATTTTTTGCTTATATTTCAATAGAAAGCGGTTTTTTTCTTTACAAAATGAGTATCAGCCGTTGATACAATTGAATTATAGGCGTTTTTTTTACGTTCTTTTGAAAGAAATTGAAAGAAAAAACGTATAAAAAATGTTGAAATATAGCCATTTTTTTATTTTTTTGTTTCTTTTTATTTTTTTATTTTTTAATTAATAGTAAAAAAAAAAAATTAAATAAGAAATTAAATAAGAAAATTCATATTTTAAAAAATATGTATATATAGGTTTGTAGAGAAAAGTGCCTTGAAAGAAACAAAAATGTAGTCAAAACATTGCTATTACTAGGTTAGATATTGATTTCTTTCAAAAAATGACAATCTTTGAAACCATTGCTATTACTGGAATATAAGTCGTTTTTTTCTTTCAAACTAACCTAAGTGCTTATAATCGTTGATATATCTGGATTTGATTTGTGTTTTGCGAATGTACGTTTCTTTTTAAAGTCAGTGGATTTTTATGCATTTTTAGCCTTTTGAAAGAAAAACTCTATTGACTTTTGCACATTATGTTCCTAAATTATGTTAACTTGTTAATATGTTATGTTAACTTAAACTTTGAAACTCTTTACACTCTAAGGCTCTCTGTTTTTGTCCAATAAAGTAGATTTACATTATACTTTTTTAAAAGTCTTTAAAAATACCGTGTTGTAAGACTTTTTTTCATAATTTATTGGTACTTTTTTGCCATAAACATGTGTTTCACAAATAAATGTTTTCTACGGTAGAATATCTGTTTTCTGTTTTAAAAATCTCTAAAATTTTTTCAAAAACTACTAAAAAAATTTTTAAAACTACTTGACATCTTATTTAAAAAATTATCTCTAAAATTTTTTCAAAAACTACTTGACATCTTATTTAAAAAATATATCTAAAAATTTTTAAAAAACACTTGACTTCTTATTTAAAAAATTATATACTACTATCAACATAATAATACTCGCTGGGAGGTCTGCTCTTAATTAAAATCTTCCAGCGTACCTATTTTTTGAAAGGAGTGATTTTCATGGCTAATGTGCCTAAGAAATTAAAACGTGGTAAAAATATCGCTGATATTCTTTCTGTTAATGAAAACACTACTCCTGACGCTAGAATGAATGCTTTGAGGCGTACTATGCTTGTTAAAAACCTTTGCACGTCGAGGTGTACTACCGCTGAGGAATTACAAGAACGTTTCGATTTACTTTTTGAAACTTGTCTTGCTAATGGTTTTATTCCTGTTGTTGAGTCACTTGCTCTTTGTTCTCGGTATTGATAGAAATACTTTATGGCAAATTGAAAATCGGTATAATCCACAAGGGAGATGGCATGCAAAACGTCGTCAAAAAAGCTAAGGAATTAATTGCAAATTTAGAAGCAGAATTAGCTCGTGATGGAGAAATAAATTCAACTGTTTATATTTTTAGAGCTAAAAATTATTTTGGAATGAGCGATAAACAGGAAATCGTTGTTACACCTAATACTAACCTAGAAGAACCTACAAATGTTGAGAAAATTATTAATGCAGTTCCTGAATTACATGATTAAAAACTATCTAACTTTATCTATAAATTTACTAAAAACAACTCTTTTTCAAAAGATTAAGGGTTGTTTTTGTTAGTTAGAAAATATTTTATAGATTTTTATTAGATTGTTTTCGTTAAATTGTTCGTGGAATTATTCGTGGAGCTTGAGTTTTAAACCGTTCGTGGAGCGGAGAGTAGCGATTTTTTGGAGAAAAAAATTCCGAAAATTTTTCGCAAAAAAAATTTTTGAAAATTTATAACCTGTGTATAAAACGTGTATAAATTGTGTATAACTTTAATTGCTTGTGTATAAAAAGTGGATAACTTTAAAATATCCACAAAATTATCCACACTATACACAATTTTTTCTAAAACACGTCAAAATCAAAAATAAGACACTTTTATATTCAATAATATTAATTTATTATCTATATAATAAAAACGTCTTATTTTTTATTCTAGTATTTAATTTTTATAAAAAACAAAATAAAAAAAGAGATATTCTTTAAAATATCTCTTTTTATTATATGTTAAAATTTTTTATGTTTTTTTGCTGGGCTGGATAATAAACCATTAATAAATGATAATATAAATGTCGCAATAAATAATAAAACTATTCCAAAATTTTTAATTATTTTATTAATAATATTTAAAAGTACTTGCTTTTTGTCAACCTCTTCGGCTTCTTTATTTTTTAACTGCATTTTATTTTTTGTTTTTTCCTGTAAATATAGCTTTTTGTTGATTGAATCAAATTTGTTTAAACCTTTTAAAATTAAGGTTTTTTTATCAATATCATTTAAAAAATTATAGTTATCAGTTATTAGCTCGTTTATTATATCAATCTTTTTCGACTCATTCAATAAATCAATGTAAACATTTTCAAAATCGCTTGTATTACTATATAAATTACTTAAAAAGCAATAGATTTTTTCAGTCAATAAAATTTCATAGTTTGATATATTATCAATTTTTTTATTGTTATTGTAAAATTGATTGTTATATTTTTTCAAAAATTCAGTTGCTTTAATCTCTAATAAATAAAGTTCTTTAGGCTCTATTTTGGAAGCCTCTTCGTTGTTGCTTGATAAAGTATGCTCTAAAAGTATTTTTGAATATTCAATCGTGTTTTTTGTTATATTCTTATAAACAAATTGCGAATCTTCCGTGTTTTCATATTGTTTTTTTATAAAATCAAAAATAGTAATTTGTAAAAAAGCTTGTAAGTCATTTTTGATTTTTTTAGCTTCTTTATCGTTTAAAATCACTTGCAATTGTTCATTTTGCAATTGATTGTTTTTTACAATTTCATTTATAAAAGTACCCACTTTTTATCCCTCACTTCAATAAAATTTATAATTTTTTGCACTTCTTCCGTTGATACATAAGGCGTTTGAACTCTTACAGGCTCTAGGCTTCCAATTGGCAAGAATAAGGAATCACCTTTATTTTGCAATTTTTCAGCCCCGCCAAAATCTAAAATCGTGCGAGAATCAAAAATTGACGCCGTCGTAAATGCAATACGACTTGGGATATTAGCTTTGATTAGTCCTGTGATAACGTCAACACTAGGGCGTTGAGTTGCTAAAATTAAGTAAATACCGCACGCCCTTGCTTTTTGTGCAAGCCTACATATTTTTGATTCAATACTTTTTGGAGATTGTAACATAAAATCGGCAAGTTCATCAACTACAACAATTATTTTTGACATTTTGTCAATACTTTTTTTATTGAATTCGTTTATATTTCTAACTTGATTTTTTGCTAATATTTTATAACGTGATTCCATTTCATTTATTAAAAAATCAAATGCTAGTTGCATTTTTTGAATATCGTTAATAATTGGCGTTAATAAGTGTGGCAAGCCTTCATAAGTTGATAATTCTACGATTTTAGGGTCTATCAATATTAATTTTAACTCGTTTGGATTATTTTTTAGTAATAAATTAATTAAAATATTATTAATAAAAACGCTTTTCCCTGAACCTGTACAGCCTGCAATTAATAAATGTGGGAATTCCTCTATATTATAATAAATTGGTTTATTATATGTATCAACGCCAATTGCAATATTTAAGCCTTGCATTTTGTCATTTTGTAAAATATCCTTTAAAAATACAGTTTGACGGTTTGGATTCTCAATTTCAATTGCTAGTTGATTTTTTTCTGGTATTAAATTTATGTTAATATTTTTTGAACCTAAAATTAAAGCAATTTCATTTTGTAAGCGTTTGATTTTATTAATTTTTTCCCCTTCTTCTAATTTTAGAAAAAAAGTTATAACGTTTGGACTTATAATGTAATTAATAACGCTTGCTTTAATTTTAAAAATGTTCAAAATATTTTGCAAGCGATTTACTGCATTTTGTAAATCGCTTATATTATTTTTTTTTCCTGATTGTAATAAATCTAAAGTTGGCTTTTTATAATTTATAATTTTATTATATAAATTCGAATCCATATTTTTTAAAAAATCGCTTTTTTCTGTATTTTTTGGCATTATAAATAAGTTATCAAAATCAATTTTTATATTATAATTAGTTGTATTTTTTAAAATTGAATCCATTTTTTATCACCTCATCTATAATTTTTTTAACTAATTACTAATCTACTTAAATTTTTTGCATTAATTGCAAAACTTTGATTATTTTTGTTGTAAAATTCTAAAATTAAAAAGTTTTTATTGTTTGTTTTCATTTCAATTTTATCAAGTTTTTTCAAAATTTCATTTTCCCTATATCCTGAAATTTTTTTCAAATAATCAAATAATGTAATATAGCCAAAATCAGTTTTGTAATAAGTCGATAACTCATAATGTATTTTTTGTTTGTAAGTTTTTAGCAAACAATTTTTATTTTTTAAATCAATAATTGAACTGTTTACAATTTTTTTAAGTTCTTCATAAGTCGAAAAAACTTTTGGATAATCAACTTGTTGTTTTGTGTTATAATCAATTTTTTTATAAGCTGTTATGCAAAATGGTTGCCAATTATCCCAAAAAATGTAATCAAAATATTCAGTATTTTGAATATAAAAATAAAATCCGTTTTTTTCAATTGTAAAATATTCATAATTAATAAATTTTTCGTTTTTTTCGTCCATTTTAGCAAAATTTGTAATACTTGCAAAACCTTTATTTTTAATTTTTTGCAATAAATCAAATAAATTTTCCATTTTAATCACCTCATCTATAAATATTTTTTAACTATAATAATTATACTACATCGCAACGACTTTGTCAATAAATATTTTAAAATTTTAATATATTTTTAAAACGCTGTTTATGCTTCATGTCATAGCTTATTATGCAATAAAACATACTTGTAAATAATATAAAATGTACTATAAAAAATATACCCCAGCGCATAATTAATTTACATAAAATTCCAGCTATAATATATAAATCTTTAAAAGTACTGTATATCATACCTTCCGCCCCCTTCCATGATTAAATTATATACATAAATCGCAATAAAATCAATTACAATTAGTTTACGTTTTTATTACATTTTGGTAACTTTTAAAATCCTTGTAATGCAGTAATAGCAACGATTACAAGGATTTTTTAAGCAACATTGCACAAATTATGTATTTTGTGCAATGTTAAACATACCCCAAAAACTATTAGTTGCAATTAAAAACAATTGCAATCATTTATTTTTTGATATTTTTACATGCATTTTTTATGATATATTTTTGCAATTATTTTATATTGCAATATACCATCAAAACGCCCCTAACCCCTATTGCAGAACAGCTGTTCGACCGCGTAATCATCTCCCCGAGTAAATTAAAAAAAGCCTAGTTAAAGTCAATGGATATGAAGTATTTTTAAAAAAAATAAGTAAAAACGAAAAAATATGCAGAATTTTTTTAAAAAAATCAGTAAAATATACAATTATGTAAATTAAAATTAAAATTTAAAATTATGTCTTAAATTATATACTTGTCTTAAATTATATACTTGTCTTAAATTATATACTTGTCTTAAATTATATACTTGTCTTAAATTATATACTTGTCTTTTTGACAATAAAAATATATAATATAATCAGCGAAATAAAAAAAATATGGGGGGTGGAAAAAAGATGGCGTGTAGATATGAAAGAGGCAGAAATAGAATAGTAATATATGGAGAAAGAGGAAAAGTATTAAAAGAGATAGAAGATAAAGAAGGTTGTAGATATAAAGTAAACGGGATATGCTATAATAATAGCGATAGAGAAAATTTGGGAAAGAAGTGTTATTTTGATGATGAGAGGAGTATAGAGAAATAGTGAACGAAGAATATGTTAGTAGCACAGAGGCTATGACTGACGATAACGAAATTAATAACGAAACCACCGTTAATGGCAGAGAAGAAAACGCTATATTAAACGATAAAGAAGTTTTAGAAAAACTAAGATATGATATAGATAATTTGGAGTATAGAACAGTAAAAGAAAAATACTTAAAGATGGATAAAATGTATGTCATGCTGGTAAAGCTAGATAATAGTATAGAAGAAGAGGACAAAAACGATAGGCAGAAGTGTAAAGAATTAGATTATTGGGCAAATAGATTAATAACAGAAGGCACAAATTTAATGAAGATAAGCGACTATCAGGAGAAGAAGGTAAAACTTGCAGGGCAGATAAAGACGAGTTATCAGGTAATGGCAAGAAGAGATTTTGAGAAGTTTTTAATAGCAGTAGAGTGGAATTATGCACCAGACATGAAGTTTTACGAAATAAGGAAAAACGTGTTAAGAGATTGGTGTAAAGAGCTGGAGAGATTGGAGTATGGAGATTATAAAGGGTTAAGTATCTCAGCACCTCCGAGGACGCGGAAAAACGACTGTTCGGAGAACGTTTTTTTACATGGTGTGTGTTACGCCACCCAGAGAGAAGTTGCTTCTTCGTATCACATACTGCAAGCATGGCAACAAAAGTATATAATGATGTAATAAACTTAATAGAGGATAATAAAGCAGAGATAACGAAAATATTTCCTAACGGCGTGATAGAGAGTAGGAACGCAGAGCAATTGTTTATACAGTTAAGAACGATAAATGGAAATAACGGCTACCATAGTGCGTATTTTAGAGGAATAGACGGAAATATGGCACGGAGTATTGGAAGCAAGCTGGCTACTTTATTGCGATGACTTGATAAAGAATATTGAAGAAGCATTAAATCCAAGTAGATTGGAAACTGCGAGAAGTAAATATGGAACAGATATAAGGCAAAGAAAAAGTAATAAAGAAGTAAGAGAGTTGCATATTGCTACAAGGTGGAGTACAGGAGATGTAATCAGTACATTAGAGAACGAACATAAAGACGATAATAAGTGGAAATTCATTAAGAAGCCAGCATTAAGTGAAGAAGGAAAGAGTAATTTCATGTATAAGCACCCATACGAAATGGACGAGGAGTACTTTTTAGAGCAAAGGAACAGTCCGATGATGGACGAAATATCGTTTAATTGTTTATACCAGCAAGAGCCGATAGAGAGAGATGGTTTGTGGGTAAAAGAAGATAGTTTGAATTACTTTAATGGAGAATTGCCAGAAGGCGAGCCAGATTTAATATGTAGTGCGTGTGATATTGCATGGGGCGGTGGTGATTATTTAAGTATGCCAATAGCGAAAGTTTATGGAAAAGCGGTGTATATAGTAGACATAGTTTATAATAATCAGACGAAAGAAGTAACAAGACCGATAGTAATAGGAGCTATAAGGAGCAATAAGATACAGAAGATACGTTTTGAAGCGAATAATGGTGGTGACGAGTACTGTGATATAGTAAAAAGCAATTTAAGAGAAAATGGATATAGAGCGGAGATATATAGTGAAAAAGCACCGTCAAATAAAAGTAAAACGAGTAGAATCATATCAGTAACAGATGAAGTTACAGGATTAAGTCCAGAATATACGATATATTTTTTAGATAAAGAAGCAAGGAAAACAAAAGGAATGTATGTAAATTTCATGAAAGACCTGTTCAAATATAATACAGGAGCGAAATTTGTAGGAAAGCAAAAAGATGATTGTGCGGATAGTTTAGCCATGTTAATAAGTGATGTATTAGAGGCGAGAGTTTCAAGGAATATAGCCAAGAGTAGTTACAGTAGAAGTGATTTAAATTTTTAAATTTAAGAATAGTTATAGTTTTTTTGGGTAAAGTGCAGGGGTAAAGTGCAGAGGTAAAGTGCAGTTTTTGCACTTAAAAAAATATATAATATATTAATAAAATATTTTAGAAAAGGTTGACTAAGAAAAATATATATGATATATTAATAAAATATTTTAGAAAAGGTTGACTAAGAAAAATATATAATATATTAATAAAATATT